CAACCAAAATATTAACCCCACACCAAGCCAAAGTTCTTAGCACAAACCGGGCCATACCCCACTGCCAGGCTACGGTTGTCAGTCAACCCATGCTTGCAGAAACTGCAACCGCCTGTGAGCTTGCCGTATTGTGCTGCTGACCCGGCCGGGTCTTCGCTAAACTGTTTCACCAAATTGCACACTTCAGTGGTAGCACTACGAGTAGCAAAGAACTCGCCTGTGACGTCAATGCGGCCAAAGAACTTGTTATCGCCAAACGGACCGCCGTCTGTGATCAGGATCTGCCCTGTATACTTGCTCATGGGGCCGGCGCGGCCGATAACAACCGGTTGGCCGTCAGTGGTTTGCAGTTTAACCCGGATGCGTTTCAGCTTCTGTGCGGCTTTGTCAAACAGGTCCTGTATGGGTTGGAAGTTCACAGTAACCAATACCACTGGAGCCGGCCGGGGAGCCGCCGCACGAGCAGTTAAGGTGTTAACCCAGTGCATCTGCTTGTCGCTCAGGTTGCCATACCGGTTGAAGTTCTGTAACAGGCTGGCGGCAAACTGGCTGTCGCTGTTGCTCAGCTGGGGCAAGGCCTGGCCCAATGCCGCAATGGCACCCACTTGGTCAGGGTTGGCTTGCACCGCCTTGCGAGCTGGGCGGAAACCCAGGGGGGTCATGCCTGGCATTGCTGGGACTTGCGGAGTGACTTGACGGGTTCGGAATGTATGCATTTTGTTTCTCCGTTTCGCTAGTGTAAGTGTATATTATACGGCAAATGGATTTATTGGGCAACCAAAACCACTTTAAAGTGACTGCCTTGTGCTACACTAGCACCACCCCGGAAGGCTTTCCAAATGCAATTGGCGTCTACCAAACGGGCCGCAATACCCGACCGCGTTAATCGCGCCAGCACCACTTGGGCAAATTGCTCAGCATCCATTCCGTTGGTATAAAAGAAGCCTTTACGCACAACGATATGGCCGTCTTTGTTTTTACCAATCGTGTCCGCATGACCTTCCAATACCGCACGAACTTGTTTAACTGTAAGCATTTGTTTCTCCGTTTCGCTAGTGTAAGTGTATATTATACAGGAAATGGATTTATTGGACAACCGAAATACAGGTGCTGTAAGTCATTGATTATTAAAGGCTATTCACCATAGCCAGCAATTCCTGCTTGGCATCGCCATCAATATGCACCGTTCCGGAGTAGGAAAAACTGCCTTCCAGCTTCTGGATCAGGCTGCGTACCATTGCGGCTTTGTCTTGACGGGCTTGTTCTTTGGCCACACGCTCACGGAGATATTCTGCATTAACCAGGCAAACACCATAATTGGTACCACGCTCGTTGCCATGCTTGTCAAACACTTTACCAGTGTCAAGGTGGTAATGACCGTGACCGTTGATTTTGGTTACCGTGCCGTAACCCACGCCCATCATGTGTCCACCAGTGCCACCAACACGAAAGTAACCAACCATGTCACCCACTTTTGCTGTATACATTTTGCTTCTCCGTTTTGCTAGTGTAAGTGTGTATTATACACAGGATCAGACCAGAAGTCAACCAATTTTATTCCTGCATATTCTCCAATTAGCACATCCAATCACCTGCATTCGCTTGGGGGTCAATCCCCTCAATGAGCGATAAGTCTTTGAGTTTCTTTGAGAGCCAGTGCTTCCTCGAACTTGTCACGCACAACACGGGCAGTTCGGTGTTCACTATGATGAGCGATAAGTCTTTGAGTTTCTTTGAGAGCCAACTTCTGTAATCTTTGAATTTTCTTGTTCATTTGCTGTCTCCGTTTCGCTAGTGTAAGTGTATATTATACAGGAAATGGATTTATTGGACAACCGAAATATAGGCTACGTAAGTCGTTGATTCTTAAAGAGAATTTACCAGCAATAAGGTGTTATTTTCCCTGTTTATATACAGTAGACAGCGAATTGTAAAAATTAGTGCGGTGTGATACGTAGATTAATGCATCACGAAACCGTTGGCTATCAATCCCATACTGGGTATAACGGCTGTCGCCTAGCATTAAGTATTTTTCAATTATTGACATTAATACCCGCTTGCCTTCAGAATACGTTGTTGCTATCTTTTTTAATTGATAATTATCAAACCCGTTGGTTTGTAAACAATACAAATTTGATTCCCATAAATCTGCATATACATTCAATGAATGGGTTAGGGCTTTAGTTTCAAACTCAAACGGAATATTTTTTGATTCTACAAACAAGAACAGGTCTACTAGTAATGCTCGACATAATCCAAGATTGACCGTATTGAATCCAATATTATGAAAAAATAACCTTTTTGCCAATCGTTCATCTGCTGTAGTAGTCAGCAACTGGAAATCTGTTACGTTATCAAAAACTAGATGTCCTGTGGTAGTGCCTTCCATGCCAATTGGTACATAATTCATATTGTGCGATACGCCATTGGCATGGTCTTTAACAAAGGCAATTTGTTGTTTATTATTATGATTCATCCAAAAAACATGATATCCAGCTCTGTCAATCCCGCTAACAAATAATTTTTCACCAGATAATGTGTTATTATCAATTTGGCAAGTATCATCAAGTTTAATTACGCTACTGGTGCCAAATAGTTGACTATATGGATGTGCGTGTAAATATTCTTTAGTAAGATCTGGACTTACCAACTCAATTGTTAATCGTGCTGTGTGGTTATGCTGTATAATATGTCCTAGAGATAAATCAATTGCTGCAGATTCTTTCAGAAAATTAAGCCATTCAATCTTTTTATCTAAGGTGGCATTTATAAAATCTACATCAAGTTTATCTTGGTTGTCTACAAAGTATTGTTGAATATCCATGTAAGTATTTAATACAATTATTTTACTGACAAAAGAAAGCCCACCAAAGTGGGCTTTCTGGAAGTTTCTGTTTATTGGTATCCCTACCTCAGCAAGCCGGTATTAAGCGGCTAAAGCGAATAACTCATCGTTTGCAGTTATAATTTTGCTTGATTTACAGTCATCGCCTACTGTGTTGCCTCTTTCGCTATCTCACCCTGTCGAAACTATTTCCAGCCCATTAGGGAGTATATTATCTTGGCTCCTGCCGTTAGGCTATCAACACACAAGTTCCGCCCTCATCATAATCTATCGATTTTGATTAGTTTGGGCTTCAGATTACATCATAATATACTCTCTGGTGGACTGGGCGGGTACTGCCCCCGCGTCCAAGATGCCTTCACTACGAAGGAATTACAACAATTCTTTACAACCTTACTGAGGTTGAATATTTGACGCTTGTTTGCCTTTTGGGCCTTGTGTTACATCAAACGTAACTTGCTGATTTTCTTTCAGTGACTTAAATCCACTGCTGTTGATTGCTGAGAAATGTGCAAACAAATCTTCACCACCACCATCAGGTGTAATAAATCCAAAACCTTTTGCATCATTAAACCACTTAACTTTACCTGTTGCCATAATTACTGTACTTCCTTCTTTTAAAATAGTATTTAACTGTATACTTGGTATAGTATACGATAATACCCTAATATAGTCAAATTTAATCTGCCCAGACTCATATTTTGCGTAATTGGAACACAAAACAAATTCTAGGGTCCGGATTTTTATGCTCACTGACAGCATGCCATACATCTGGGCGATGTATGATTAAATCTCCGGTTGATGGCGTTATGTATATTTTGTCTGATTCTGGCATATCCGATGGCAATGTACCAGCGATACCATCTTTGACTATTACTAACTTTGACCCGTTGTCTGGGTTGTTTACATAAAAAATAGCAACAAGGTCCGGTGATTCTTCTAGGCCTAAAATATCCTTTCCTGTATGTATATGACATCTACCTTGGCTACCTTGGTTCATTCGATTCATCCAAGACCGCGTGATTTCAACGTCGTTTCCTGTAATATTGTATGCGGACAATGCACGAATACAACTGGACTTAATCCATTGTACTAACTTACTTGCACCCGGTATATGTGCTGGTCCAAGATAAGGATTAACCTCAGATGTTTCGCCTTCTCCATGGTGGCTATCCCAGTCTGCGCCGCGCTCTCTATTCTGTACTTCGGGTAATGCAAAAATTTTATCTACTGCGGATATAACATCATCGTTGATATAGTAGTCACTATTATCACAATGTGATAAAACTATACAATGTCCAAACGCATCAACGGTTACCATATCCAATCCCTTTTTGTATTGTTTCCCAATTGTATTCTGCAAACGTGAGTAGTTCTCCGCTGCTATGCATATTAAATACATTTGGTACTTCAAAACTTCTCCAGAAATCACTATCCTGTCTGTTAGTTAGATAATGAAAATGTAAAAATTTTGCTATTTCTAAATTCATAGTTTTTACAGCATCGTTGTATCTACGCTTTGCATCAGTGTCTGTTAGTATTATTCCGTTGATATTTTTAAGCAAGAAAGTCAGACTAGTTGTTTGTACCCATATGCTAGTGGCTTCAAGTGGTTCTGAAAATCCCGAACTTAATCCAATTGCCACGCAATTGTTAATCCAGGTATCTTCAAAGCATCCAGCATCAAAACTAAACATACGTGGACTAACAATCTCGTGTCCTAGATGTTCTTCTATTTCTTCTTTAATTTCGCTGTCTGTGGCACGACCGCTATCAAACACGTAACCACATCCGTATCTTCCTTGTACTGGTATCTTCCACATCCATCCATGTCTAAGTGCTATCGCTTCTGTATATACAGGAAGGTTGGTATTATCGTTTTGAAGAAAGAATGGCATAGCACGGTCGACGGGTAATATTTTTTTGTACGATGTCCATTTAGCGTTATAATGCTTGCCAATTATTAATCGTCGAAAGCCCGAGCAATCAAATACAAAGTCTAGGTCTATAGACGTTTTATCTTTAAGTATAAGACTTGTTATATTGTTATTGGAGTCGGCACATACATCAGTTACTTCGTTATCAACTAGTTTAATACCACGTTTAATTCCAACTGTTTGCAAATACTTTGCCAACAAGTTTGCATCAAAGTGCAGAGCCGAGTCTCCTTGCCGTGTGTCGGCTAAGAAGTTGTGATAATAGTGTTTGGTGTCGCCACACCAGTTAGTAAACTTAATGCCAGTCTTTACTGTACCAAGGCAGTTGGATATAATTTCGTCTGGGTTAATTTTTATTTTTGCTAAAAAGTTTATGAACGGTGGGGTAGTCCCTTCACCAGCACCAAGTATGCCAATTTCAGAGCTTGCTATTACTGTGACGTCGCTGTATGGGAATTTTTCTTTGACAAATAGCGCAGTTAACCAACCTGCAGTTCCGCCCCCGACTATTACATATTTAAACATATACGTCGTCGTATTCCTTGTTTATCCGTATATCCATCACAATAGAAATTCTATTTTCGTTGCTTAAATTTGTTTCAACTGCATGGAATAGATAACTAGGGAACATTATCAATGTACCAACTTGTGGCTTATGCCTGTAATAAACTCTGCCTGTGCGGCCCATCGAATCGGGAGTTACCATTGGATCTTCCCATAAACGGTTAATACTGCCCCTGGTTTCAAATAACAATATGTCACCACTATTTTCTGGAACAGTAACGTAATACACACCAATTAAATCTAATCCTTGATGATGATGAGGGGTATCGCATTGTCCCGGGAAAATTACATTTTGTCTGGCACGTATATCAACTGTGTAGTCTGTCCACTGTTGATCTTTTGCAACTTCGATTATTGCGTTTGTTGTGTTCTCGCGTAGTCCACTGATACCGTACCCAATGTGATTAAAGAAATCATAACGAATATTTGTAGGTGTTTCGTTTTTGGCTTTTTTGTCTGTAACATATTTACTAAAGGTAAGTCCATCCATCTGGACGGTTTTAGCCAATTGTGGATTGTCTTTATGAAAGTCAAAGGTCCAAAACGGTGTGCTAAACAAATTGTTTAACTGTTTGATCATTTATTTTATATTATTTAAATATTCTTTTGCGGTATTAATAATATGCTCGTGCGCTTCTTCGCTCATATAACCAATACTTGGAACTAAGAAATCATGACGATCAAATATACTATCATCGTATTGATCTAGCCTGGCTTCGGTAATAATATCCAGTTCAAGGAAAATTCGCACAGCCTCATTACACCCAGCAGCCGCTAACTGAGCCGGGTCCACTATATTAAAGGCTTTTGCATCTATAACACGGGGTAAAACTTTTAGTTCATTGAGTAATTTTGCAAGTGGCTCCGGAGGGGCGAGCATTGGATTAATAAGGCATCCATATAATTCACAACCATCAACGATATCGGGTCTTATAAAATGTGTGTATATAATTGGGGCAACTTTAAATCTATTAGCGGCCTTGACTAATTCCGTAACGGGTATTTCCATCTTTTGCCAAACCTCACTTGGAACTAGTATGCTTAATTCACGTGATACTCCATCGGAGTCTTTGACGGTAAATGTAAAATGTGTCGGGATCTCGGCAAAAGTATACGCATCAGAAATTTGGGCCAACATTAAGTCTGTGGGCGCCTGTGCAGTAATATTAACTATCTCGGCATGTTTCTTAGATGTGTTTATAAATTCTTCTAATTTTAACGTTGTGGTCCACATTGTTATTCTCCTATTCTTGACTGCCCGTATACTTCCACGTCGTCAATGACAGCAATCTTTTCATTTACAACTTTAATGGGTATCAGTTTCTTTTTAGCTTTTTCTTTATGCTCATATATGGTACCCCATATATCTTGGCGCTCTAGCGGAAGTCCGTCACCTTTAATTAGTGTTGGAATGTATCCGGTAATTTTTTCAAAGCCCAAGGCAAATAATGGAATGTTGTCGGAGTAAGCATTATTACAAGTGATGTCCCAGTACTTGCCGTCTAGATACATACATGCGCCTTTGCACAGATGCAGTACTGGACAACCAGAACAGTTTGCTCTATTTTTCCAATGCGTAACAGATTTAAGTTCTACTGCATCATACTCAGCTAAGTTGCCACCTAGGTGGCTTTCACCATTCTTACTGGTTTCCATTACACTAACATTTTGGCAAGTGACAACATTGCCCTTAAGATCTATGGCAATAGTATGCTCATCGTCCATGCCGCACTTCTGGCCTAGCCCTTCTGATTTTTTGTGCGTCAATACGCTACGCACAAACCCATTGACTTTGTCTTTGATATTTATAAACCCAATTTGGCCATTTGTAGAATACATATCATTAAATGATAACTGTCTGTATGCAAAATGTTCGTTTAGTGTATCTAGTGAACTATTTGACCCGTCTTCGTCATATGCATCAACAATTGAGCCTTCCCCGACAACAACGTTTGGGTCTCCGGTAAACTCTACAAACCACTCGTATACGGCTTTTCGACTGGTATTTTTATTATTCAACATTGAGTTAAAACTTATGCGATTAACTTGTCGCATAATGTTATAAAACTCTAATACTATTTTTTTCTTCTCAGGATCTAAGAAAGGATCAGGTCCACGTACACTTTGCCCCGGCCCGTCGTGACTAATGCCTACACTGAATCCCATATAGTACAACCACGAGCAAATTTCTCTGGTTAACAACGATCCGTTTGTTATGACACTTAGTCTCGGCTTTGTTTTCCATGTGCTAAATTTTTCAACTAACGCTTCAGCCAATGGTTTGAGAGTTTTCCAATATACAAATGGCTCACCTCCCCAAAATTCAATCTTTAATCCAGTGGCTTCGTTAAATTCCAACACTTCCAATTTTGCCAAGAAATCATCAATGTCTTTTCTATTTGTTTCTGGAGGCCGTTCAACAAACTTTTGCGAACAATAGTCGCACGAATAATTGCAAGACAAACCCATTTGAATCTTTAACGTACTAATTTTAGTGGACTTACGTAACGGATCTTCTTTAGAAAATGCTCTAGTTACAATATCAAGTTCTTTGTTTATAATTTGTTCAACGGGGTATTCGAATATATTATTGTTAGCATCAGACAACGTATTTGTTTCGTTATCATAATAAAATATTTTTTTGTCTTCAGAGTTTCGTTCAGCATGAACTTCAAACAGCATATTGGGCCTTATTTTTTGAGTTGATCAATTTTTTGATTTAATGATTTTACAGCTTCGAGCAGTAACGGAACTAAACGTTCATATCGTACAGTTTTTACACCACTTCCCGGTAATGGGTCGCCAGCCGCCACAGGGAACACTCGTTCTATATCTTGGGCACTAACTCCAACATCAAGTTTTGGATTTAGGCCAAGTTGTCTTGCTTTATTATTACCAGTATAATAAAACCCTGTTAATTCGCAAATGATATCCAACGCATTAACAATTTCGCCTTGGCGATCTTTAAGCGTATCATCAGACCAAAAACATGCACAATTACAATTACAATTGCAGTTACAGTTGTACGCTTGATCTGTGTGCTGATCGCAGTTATAAGTACAGGCGCAGTTTGTACCAGCTTGCAACCATGATTGGGCGTCGCAATTTGCACAATTAACTGTAGTTAAACTACAATTTACACAATTTATATTGCCGCCGCCAACAGCTGAGTCGCAATTACCATTGTTACAGTTGCCATCCATGGAACTTTGATAGTACGAACGACCATGCAATGCATTCATATTGCTAACACTATCTTTGGTTATAGATTTAACCCAGTTTAATGATGCAGAATAAGTAGATGCTTGTCCTACTTCAACTGAAACTTGGCTAAGGCTAATTGCTCCGCTTACTGGTAAGGTCATATTTTCTTTACTCTGTTATCTTGTATTTATACCTACTCAGTATACGCTATGCTGTAATCAAAAGTCAAGAAAAAGCCCACCAAAGTGGGCTTTTAGTTTACTCTAATGTTTAAATTAGAATGATTTGCTTACTGATAATACAGCGGCATTCTTATACAATTTTTGACTATTGATTGTATTTGCTGTTTTAGCGGCAGTTGTTAACGATGTGTTTGTGTAATACTTAGCGGCTAAATTCCAGCCCTTTAAGTCGTAACCAACGCCAAAGTTATAATCGTTGTAATCACCTGTGCTTTGATTCGCAACATTAGTCTTACCTGCGTGAGCAAGCAAACTAATCTTTGATCCAGCGATTGGATAGTTTACATCAGCTTGGTAGTATTGTGTACCTTGAGCATTAGCTGTACCAAAATAACCATTACCTAGTGTACGGCTGTACTTAACGCTAACCGGACCATAACCTAGACCTGCAAAACCTTCGTATGTGTCAAAGTTTGAGCCTGTGCTTGCAGCGGTAGCACGTGGGTAAAAATAGTTATAAGAACCAACATCAAGAGTCAGGCCCTTGTAAATATCTTTCTTCCAACCAGCATAGAGATCGCTCTCAACGCCAGAACCGTTTGTGTGAACAGATGAGCTTACTGAACTGTTCCAGTTACCAACATAGAAACCGCTTGAGTGAGCGTAATCAACACCACCTTGTACTGCTGGTGCATTTTGACTTTGGCTAATACCGCGGAAACGATAGTCACTTGTTAATCCTAAATTGCCTGATACCTGTGCTTGGGCTGTAGTAATACCAGTGACCAATAATACTGCTAATAGTAATTTCTTCATTCTTATTTCCTTTTTAAAAGTTTATAAATTGTAACACACTTTGAGCTTGTTGCCTATGCGGAATTTAACCGTTTATTGAATACTGCTTTTGTAAAATATTTATGTTGGCATCGCCCTCCGTAAAATATTCGTATATCTATTTAGTGTCGGTATTATCATTAGAACCAACCCAGTCTTTCAGTTCTATTAGTATATAAAGGCCTACAATATTTATATAGGTAAGTATTTGAGGGCCAATTTATGCGTCCGGACTAACTCCCACGGGCAATAGCGTACGGCTAGTTTTATCAGGACCTGTTCCACGCCGGTTAGGCCCGAATAGTTAGAACGTCTTCTAACGATACCCACTTTTCAGTCTCAAATACTTACCTATATAAACAAAATGCTCTGCGAACCCCGGAGGTAATTATACTGCATCAAACATATTGGCTTACGACCAATACATCATCACACACAGCCTCCACCCTCTCCACGACAGGTTCCGTTAACGCATTGCCAGCGGCCTTTAGGTAAAAAGACTACCACCCTTGAGTCACGAACTCACTTCTCCTTCGTACGGGTCATACTAGCCCAGCGTTACCCAGGCGGGTCCAAGTTGGCTGACCTTTGGTCATTTAATATTCCTTGCTTGTCTTTTTGCTTTCGCGTGGCTTGCGTTTTGGAATAACCTAAATTCGTCCAGGGTGGTTTTGGGAGGTGGCACCTGGATTCACCCGCATCGTTTTATAGAGTCTTTATTAAGCGAACCCTTTCGGGACTCTAAAAGAACGCACTTGTCCTTATCCGCTATTTTTTAGCACACTTGCCAGCTTTCGCCTTGCTACCGGAAACTCGGTTCGGGCAATGTGCTAAAAGATAGTAAGGGACTAATACGCCTCTCGGCGATGCCCCTACGTGAATTACTCAGCAACCGCCTGCTTGCTAGTTGCACGGGCCTTAATAGCCTCAAGACTAGGCTTAACCTTGGTAGCCTTGGTACTAACAACCTTAACGCTGTTGTACTTGATATCAGCCGCATCAATTGCCGCTTTGTAATCAGCATTAGCATACAGCTCATGCGACTTCAAAAACGTAACCAATTCAGCTTTGTCCATTGCCTTAGGCAAATCAAACAGTTGAATGTCCGTATCAGTCTTAGCCAAGATCTTGACACGAGTCACTTCATTAGCGAAACGAACTTTATAACCCGACTTACACTTGCTAACACCACCTACTTTGAACAGTTTACTCATTTTTAAAACTCCATTTAAGTTAAATTAAAACTACCATGTCCACACACTGGACATATTCTAAGTATAGCTGATTTCAAATTTTGAGTCAACCAACTTTTGAATTCTTTTTACCAAAATTACAGCGCCTTGCCCATTTTTTCTTTGGTCCATTCTGCACCAGAAGAAATGTCTTTACCAACACCGGCCACAGTCGAACACGCGGACAGCACACTTGCCAAAATCAATGCAAATACAATTTTCATTTTGCCGCATCCTTGGCCACGCTCTGTACCTTGGCCACACCGTTGTCAAACATTCGAGCGATACCCGAAAACCCAACAGTACAAATCATCACACCAAAAATAGCACCAATGATAAATTTACTCATGATATCTCCTTAGATTGATTCAGTTTCAATAACATCTTCCAACGCTTCGCTCAACCGTACCAAGCGACCTTTGAACTCACCGCCGCCAGTAGTACCAACAAACCACTTACCATTTTCCATAACGTAGTAATATTCTGCGTTACACTGGTAACATTGTTCCAAAAACTCTTCAAATGTATGCGCCACTTTCCATGAACAATCTTTTTCTTCCCTGTCACGTCCATAAAAGGTGCATGACTCTGCATGTTCTTGTTCAAACAACTCGCGATCCGCCTCCGGAATATCCAATTTGCTGAAGGCATGCTTAACACCAATGTTTGGACGCAAAGTAGACATATCTCCTAAGGCAACAAGATTATTGGCCTTGACAGTATCATAATGTTTTTCTAGTATGCTACCATTGTGTTCCAAATAACCATCCCAATGACAGTATACAGACTTGCATATAGTACCATGCATTACAGCAATTCGGCTACGAGTTCCCATGATTTAATCCCTTTTAACCGTTACGTTGGCCCGCATAGCGGCACCAACAATTATTACCGCACACCATGTTTCAATTGTATACCCAATTGCAAGAACCGGAAACAATGTATTCAGTGCCCAAATTGTTAGGAGCGGGCCAAGAACAATCAGTAAAACAATCAACAGAATGATCAATATATATTTCATACAGCCTCCAACATATTCATCGGAACCTTGTATCGTCCAAACGCCGTTGAGACAATAGCATTTTTAATTTTAATTGATTCTAGTATGCCCGGATAAACTTTACCGTTACGGTTGCTGGTAAATCTAACAGCGGCTCCAATTTGGAGTGTACGGGCTACTTGTTGTGTTAGCCTGCTTCGGGCAAACTTTACAGCATCGTTAATAGACGTCAATTGATCGTTTGTAAACGTTCCTGCGATAATTTGCGAATTAATTTCTTGGATTGTGATCATTTTTCAAACTCCTTTTTAGTTACTATACAAGTATTATAGCTGAAATGGATTTTATGGTCAATCACCAAAATGTCGCATTTTTGCTACAAAATGTTTCTTTTCGTGTTCTACTATCTGCTTGTGGGTAGCCACGGCATCTTTCAACGTATCATAGGTTGAAACTACATCCGAATGACCATCGGCATAAAACATGCAGGTCTCGTATCCCCAACCAGCTGAGTTCAATTTGACTGTGGATATTTCAGTATCACCCACTTTATCAAACGCAACCCGTTCCGGCATTATAAATTTTTTCATGTTAGGCACTGATCCTATCAAAAATACTCTGTTGCAAGCGAGCAACATCTTCGCGGTCTACATAAAAGTCCGTGGTAGGGTCGTAGTATTCACCAGCCTTGGGGTCGTAATACAACGTCTGACCGTTGGGGTAATGATACGGCCCTTCAAGTCCTTTTCTGGGACCAAACCGTATATCGTGTTGATAAACAGTATACGCCATGTTAGTCGGCCCTCGAGCAAGCATACGCATTCAATCCCGCCTTTTGCAACACTTCCGCAAACGCCTGGGCGCCAGCTTCTTTGATATCCATGGACTGGGTAAAACTGCCACCTGGGTTCCAAACAGTCAGGCACTTCGGCTTGTAGTCTTTCTTAAAACCAGCGGCCAGCAATTCTTTGGCTTCTTTGGAATTGGTGCGATTAACATACACTTCAACCCACCCAAAACCACAGTAGCCTGGCTCACCGTGTTTGGCACGGAATTCTGCTTCGGCTTGTTTGGCCGCTGTAAAAGCTTCTTGGACGATTTGACTTAGCATTTGTAACTCCTCTTTATTAACAATACAACTAGTATACACGAACCCGAATTTTGGGTCAACCGTTTTATACAAAATCGTAAGCAAATTCACCTTGGATTGGACCGTTTATTTGCACTTTTCCAAGCCCAAAATCACGGCTCAAACGGTGGAAAACACTACGAGCATCACTCTCATCACAGGCCACAAATAATGTGCCGCATGTAAAACTGGCGGTGTCGTCTTTTTGCAACACTTCTGAGACTACATTAAGTACCACTTTTTCAAATCCCATTTTCTTCTCCGTTTTGCTAGTATATGTATATTATATAGGAAATGGATTTATTGGACAACCAAAATATTCTCTATACAAATCAATGACTTACAAAGCCTACTACGTATACAAGGGCACAAAATACGTTGAGCAACCAAAGACTGGGCTGTTTCCACAGTATGCCCACCCAGGTCCATAGTCCGCACCCCAGTAAAAAGAGTATTTTATTCAATGGGTTAATGTCAAACGCATTGGCCAGGGTGGCAATAACAATGACCGCTGTAGCCGTCCATTTTAGATAAAAATCTAGTTTCTTCATGCTCTTAGTATAGCAGAAATGGATTTTTCGGTCAACCAAACGAGTTTGTATAAATAACTGTATCAGTAATAATTTTATCAAGGAATTTAGACATGTCAGCAATCACCGAAACAAAGAGAATGAAACGGCCTAACACGTCAACACCGTTTTATGCGGATACAGCCGAGGCCATGGCCTTATGGGCAACTATCCAAGCTAAAATTCATGAGGCTTATCCGGATATGAAAGTGGCGTTTGATAATAATAATAAATTTCATACAAACACCCTAAGCGAAGATGGACTGACATCAACTATGGTTTCAACTTTATCCAATCTAGATCGTTATAGTCAATTTGATTCGTTTCTAAGTATCCAGCTTGATGCGGCTTTTGCAACATATAACAATGCTCATGGTATAGAGCACTTGGGTTTTACGCACGAGGGAATAACAGTACCATTTAAAGTGACCACAACATACACGTTTCCATCCAATGAGGCATTTGCGGCTGAGGTAGCCGACCAAGTGGCACAGTTGGCAGAAAATATTCGTACAAATGGATCTGAAGGTGGCTGTGATGCAGGTACATTAACAAACTTAGTTGTAAATACCAATTCAATTGTTGCTACACACCAGTATAGCAATAGTGCAAATTTTTCAGCACATCATTGGTCCGACAATCATAGAGCAATAGAGTTAGATGCAGTTGGCTGTACCCGTACCGTTCAATATGCTTTAGTGTAAAATAACAATAATATATCAATTAAAAAGCCACCCTAGGGTGGCTTTTGTGTTATAGTCCAATCTTGCCTGGATACATGATTCCGTCTTCAACACGTTCGCCGCCGTCAAAGTATCTAATTTCAACAGGCATCTTTTTCCAACCCAATCTATACGCAGCCATAATACGATGATTGCCTTCATTGACCCAGGCTTCACCATTGTATGCCACCATGACAAATGGTGGGTATTCTTCACCCTGGTCTGTGAGTGGTAGTTTACCGGTCTTTTCCATAGTAGCCATTAACCACTCTAGGTCTTTCTTGCGAACATTGTTCTGTTCGTTACGCATACCTTTGAGCATTTCTAATCTAACAACTGATACCTGTGGGTTTGGTCTGACATAAGCGGTAGTAGTACCAAAGAAAGGAGCTCCCCATTCATCACGACCTTTGCTTTTAGCATAGTCTATTTTGTCTTGTAACCATTGTTCGTTGGGTACATCAATGCTGAGACCTTCTGTCACACGTTTCTCACTCAATGTGGCGGCTGCGGTCATTCCCACACCCACACTGGCCAAGGTATATTTGATGGTATCACTCCAGCTCTTGTTATTGATACGTGCGATAATAGTGGGTATAACTGTATTCAATACTGCTTGTAACAATATGTTGGTCTGTGCTGGGCTTAATCCCATGCGTGATGCAGATGATAATAAGCCGCCGGTCAGTATAGCCGCAATAGCAGTAATAACACCGCCCTGTATCATGGGATCTTTCTGACCCTTCTGAAATATCTCCCGCATCCGACTGCGTATATTTGGGTCAGGTGCTTGGTTTAATAACTCCTTGGCTTGTTTGTCATAGTCGTCAACTGCGCCTGGTTCAATCTGATCAACAACTGGTTTATAGAAACTAATCACTGCGTTGGTTAATTTGGTTAACGGGTTGACTTTTTCCGTGCCTTCCGCCACACCTTGCACGGACACCACATCAGCTTTGGATACGCTGAGTTTAGGGGAAGTTTCTTCAGGTCTTTTGTCTTCACCTATAGGTTCTGTTCCGGGTATTTTTGCTGTTCCATATGGAACAAGTTCCCCATACATATTGTCCATCTGAAAGCGTTTACCAAGATTATCCGGGGTTGTCACATGGAAATGATATTGCTGAATCCAGCGACCATCAGAATCCTTGTCTGGCCCAGCGCCTTCATATGGCGAACCATCTTTATTTAAACGACGAAGGCGAACTGTTCCCCTGTCGTCATTTATAGATGCAACCTTCCCGTATGTTTGTGACCCATTAACCTTCATACGGTAAATCGACCCAATCTTTATTGGTGCCGCACTAAGTTTGGGAGAAGTACCTTCTGCCACACCTTGCTTTTCTTTTGCCGTATCTTCTTCATGCTGGATTATTTTGTTGACATACGCAATAGCTTGATTTTTACTCATCATACCAATATTAGGATTAAATCTATCCTTCTTACGTTCTATATCATAGATAGTCCAGTATTTGTATGCGCGACCACCATATGATTTTAGTTTATGACCGGTAGCAGGTTGCAATACGAATCTTTCTTTTCCACCAACACTAATAGTGACTATAGATTTATCGTCTTGGATTTCAATATTCTGTAGCCCTTCTGCCACACCTTCGTTAGGCACACAATTATTCACACGGATTCCACCTTTGATCTTGGTGCCAGCCTTGTGCTTGCGCGGCCAGCATTTGGGATCTAATCGTTGTTTAACCGCTTCAGTTAAGATTTCGTTTATTTTCATTGTCCGTATACTAATCTATCTATTCTCTTGTATTTAACATTAAATGCAGACATGAGTAATTCAACTTCTTGTAAACATTCATTTCGCCCACCACCTACTAGATATGCACCATTGAATCGCCTTAATTGTGCGATACTGGTCCAATTAACCGATATTGCGTCACTCAACATCCAATAGTCAAACTCAGGGCCAACGAGTTTCTGCATGTTTTCTGCGTAATCTTCCTCATTCTCCCCACCAAATAATTCTCTGCTGTCGGTTACTTTACTCTGATACATGAATCTAATTACTTTGATGATAGTAGCAGGATTGACGTTTTGATCCATCCAGGCTCTAAAATAACCATACCCTTTGTCTACTATTGTGAATCGTTGCCAATTTATCTTGGGACAATCGGGATTTTCATCGTGTTCTTCTGTTTCGTCGTTATATGTATATCGTTCATCTTCGGGACAAATAGTATCATCCCAATATTGCTTTATGCTTTGAACAGTATCTCCGCTTAGTCCCTGATCTTCGGCATTGACAAACATTAATACTGGACCAGTTTGTTTATTGACAAAGTTAATGATCTCCGGAAATACGGAATTTTCATCACCGTCGTTCATACCACTGTACTCAGGCTGAACATCCACACATATGATAGGATGACTTAAACCTTCGGTTATAATTTCGTTTGCTTTCATCTTGAGTAATATTGCTTACTTACGTTGCTGGTATATCCCACATCAATTATGACCGGATTACCTTGATAAATCCCCCAATTAGCCTCTCTGCTTAAATCACTTATTAGGACATCAAACTGACTATCTAAATCTGCTAATTTATCGGCATATTCTGTCATTGTCTCAATATCCTGTTCGGACTTGTGAGTTAATCGAGATTTTACAAAGTCGGCATAATTTTGTTGATACTTTCCGACCCCTTTGATAGCACGAGCCATTGCCACCAATTGTACCAAAGTATCACATTTCATAATAGCACACAGTTGCTTCTTGGATGCTCGTTGTGCTAACTCAGTCTGGATCCAAGTAGGTTGAGGATTTTGTTTATCGTAGTCTATCAGCGGAATAAGAATACCCATCTGCCTGGCATATCCATCATTTAGTATACTTGCCTCTGCACCATTTTGTCCCACCCCTCGGGTGTTTTTTGCGATCTTTAATACAGTTGGACGACCTTGATATTCTATAGTTACAGCAACACGACTAGATCCTGCACCTAATTTTTTAGCACGATCTAAAGCATAGGCCAACCGTGCTTTGAATGATGACCCAGGCTGATATTGTTTCTCATCCCAATCGGGCGGCAACGGGGCTTCAGTTGTGATTTCGTTTGCTCTCATTTTTTATTCTCTGGTTGCATGGGTATACATACACTCTTTAATTTACTGTCTTGTAATTCTTTTACTGCCTGCTTACAAACTGCTTCATCCTTGTATGTAGCCAAGTAGTTCAATGTGGGATTTAACTGCCCCCATATTAAAAATAATGCCCATACAGTGGCCATTCACTTGGGGGTATCCTGCTTCTTGTTTAACTCTGATAACATATCATATACTTTCTGATATGCATCCTCTACCATTTTTAATTGATCCGGTTCTAAATAAGCCAAATCTTCTATGTTAACTAAATCAATACTTAGTTGAGTTTGTAAAGATTTGATAGTCATTGCGGAGTCCAATGCATATTTTTAGAACCTTTTACAATGGGGTTAAATCCTTGTCCTTTATAGAACTTGGTTAGTTTAGATTGACTTACTTGTCCATGTTGCCAGGGGAATAATGTAAGTCCAATCCCATCCGTTCTGGCTAACTCTTGTAGCTCTTTCATTGCTCGGCTACCCACACCTTGTCGTAATGGATATGCCTGGAACCATTTGACCTCTACAGAATCTTTCTTACTCAGGCTGGGTATTAATTCAAACATGGCAAATTGCTGGTCATCGCCGGTGCCGCCCATGGGCATGACATGATTGTTTTGCCAAGTTTGCGGATAGAGTGCATATACCTTTTCAATCCAGGCCCGTGGTTTGACCAACGAGTCAGACAGCCTAATAGGTGCTTCACTTTCTTTGAGACCTTTAAGTTTGTCTGAAACATAGTCTGGTGCGATTTTCTTTTCTTGATCACCAAATATAAATGTAGGTCTTAATAATTTATCGTATAGATTACCTAATTTTTCTTTAATTTTGTCTGAAGCGGTATACTTGTCTGGTGCTGTAATTTTAAACTTTTTAAGATATGGTTTACCGTCGGGCAATTGTGCCTTAAAAATTATATTAAACACCGCTTCGGTTAGGAATTCCTTGGCTCTCATAAACTTAGTTCCATATCTTGTTGTTTGTGATATGATTTACTAATTTTACTCAGGTATCCCATATTGCGTAAAATTTTAAATGCTAGATTCTCGACGCCAAATTCACCTGTGCTATCCAATCCGGATCTACGCATCTTGCGTAGTTTATCCATGATACGTTTAAGGTCCTCGGGATCATCTGCAGTTTTTAACGTTGAATCAATTTGTTTAATTAAGTCACGTACCTTGGCGTTAACGGCAGCATCATCCACAGTAGGCACATTATGCGTTGGTTCTTTGATCCATTTGTTTTTTAACAGACTAAATGTGCCTGCGCTCACCGGCGGCTGGTCAATATCCTCAACATATAGCTCTGCTTCGTGTCCACGTATCATTATGTCGTGTGCATCATTCCAGATTTGTTTCTTGGCACGATACAATGCTTCTGCCAAGTCATCACATTGTAGATCGGAATAGCGTGTCACTACATGTATATCAAAATCACTGTACTTGGTATAATTGTAATTGGTCATTGATCCAGTTAACACTACATCAATTACTATAAAATCCGGAATGTCTAAATATCCAACAAACACCTTGGCTATCTCAAGTAAACGAGTGCGGACTTCGGGACGTAATTCTGTACCATCCCATGCAGCCGGATTAAGGCTACTATGGTAGGCCACATTATTTTTAACGAAGTCGCGAGCTCTCATAATTTATTCAGCACCCTTGCATAATTGTTTCTTATTGACAGCAACAGATTTAAAATCAATTGGCCAAATTGGCTCTTTGACTGCTTTGTTATGTCCCTTAGGAATAGCAAACACAATGCCAGTTGCAGCTTCTACTGCCTGTACAGTGGTCTGAACAACAGTTAAATCGTTACCTTGGTTTTCCTTATGTGGGAACAAGAAGGCCAGCGTGTCACCAGTTTGCTTGTCAATAACAATTTTAAAGAGACCATACGGAACATCAACTTGTGATGGTCCAATCTTTTTATCTTTTGTAACATCATATACGTTACCGGCATAAACAATCAATTCATGCTGTCTAGCAAATCCCCAAGCACCGGTCGCTGTTTCAAGCAATTTCCAGATACCTCTGTTTAACCCAGGTAACTGTGGACTCATGTTGGTCATCAAGAATGATTCGTATTCTACTTGTTGATCCCAGGATTGATGTGCATCGTTTGCTAAATGTCCCTTATCGTAACCAGTCCCGGCATAGTCGTCAGGTGTTGCACTTTTGCCCTGTGGTAAACTTTGGTCTGTTGCAAACGCATTGCTACGTGGTACACAACCATTGATGTTTTGCGGAAGTATTTGCCATGCTACCCAAGTTGGGATCTTAGCTTGGTTATCGTGTAGTAAAAAATAACCCTGGCGGCAAATCAATGTCGCGTCCGCTTTTTTTACTTGTGGTGTACCAAACGGTACGTGGGCCGCACAATACTGTGGTGCTACATTGGCCCGTTGCGTCCATGCTTGTGCGCTGACTGTGCTTAACAGCAATATAATTGATAATAACACTTGTTTCATTCTTGATTTCCTAGTTAACTGCTTTAATGATACAGTAGATACGTACCTATTACGTCTCTACGATTAGCACTGGTATCTCCGTCGCCACCGGGTTTTACAATAACATTCCATTTTGGTTCTGTGCCAATTGGAGTCTTTTCCATCTGGTCATACGTCAATATAGTATCCGGTTGAATCTTATATTTTGCCGCTAAAGAATTTTTAAATGCATCATATATTTCCGGCGACTTCCATTGCCATTGTTTCCCTGCATCTTTAATCAACATTTTTGAGAACATCTCTTTTGGTACTACTTCACTCTTTTTAATAGGCTTGCCAGTTGTTTGCTGATGTATCTTAATAATCTTACGTTGTTCAGGTTTAGCACCCTCACTCCAGTTGATTATAAAGTTATCGGGTAACTGTGCCGCTGCCGCGGAACCCATCTTGGTATAAGCATAAAACTTCACCGATGGGAAACGTTTTGCAATACGTACAGCCATATCCATATATTCCGGACTAAAGAAGTCTCCGGAATCATGCCATCTGATACTGATCTGCCAGGCTGGTGGTGCTTCATATTCTGCACGTAACGTTTCAATCTCAGATGCCATTTGCTCTTCAAACCCAGCAGGATCGTTAAGCAAAAAGTTCAGGGTCTGGCTCATCTTTTCCCAGGGTCCTTTGAACATGATATAGAAGCCGCCTTTGACATAGCAGTATGACTGACAGCCACCTGCACCGGGACAAGTATCTACAAATATAAACTCGCCGGTATCTTCATCGACACATAAACCTTTTAATGCTGGCAATCCTGTATTAAATGATACTTCTCCATGACCACCGCTGTGCTCCAGCTTCTTATTTTGCTTTAGAAGTTCAGTTGGTCGTTTAGTAATAATCTGACGCACTGACTCCATATCAATTTCAGTGCCATTGTCTGAGTATTTTAAACTAGATGCATGTACATGTGGTTTAGTATAGTAATCACTTTTGTTGCTCTTGTCTTTATTTTTAACACGACCCAGATAATCTTGCAGTTCGGCATCGGGCACACGACGATGCGGAGCATTTAATCCAATTGCTTCATCAACTTCGGGCTCGGGTTTCTGTTGTTGGATCAACTGGTCCAACGATAGATAAGTTAAACCATTCTTAACTTTAAATCCTGTGCTTTCTTTAATAACAAATTCTCTTGCTCTCATAATTAATCCTGGTAAGGTGCTAATGCTGGTATAACGTCTATGCCGGCAGCTCGTGCCGCTGTTGCTCTATGGTTTCCATCTAATACCCAGCCGTTGTCGTCAATGACAACTGGCCTGTTTAATATATCCCACCGTGGTATTTCTTGTACATGATCCCAATCAATATCTATTACTCTACGATAAGGATCATCTTGGTGCACAAATTCTGGGGTCTTAAGGCTGTCCACTGACACGTCAATTAATACCCAAGTTTTGTATTTTAATATAGGCTTGGGCAAATGATAGTCTTTATGTATGCCTTGCACGTACTTTAATACTTGCCGTGCAGTATATAATTTGTTTTTCTGCAGATTGCTGGCAATTTCATCTGACTCTTCTTTTACGGCCAATCTAACTTCTTGTTCAAGATCGCCATGCAATGCTTTTTTTAACTGTTGTAGAGACTGTTGATACTCTTTGTCCACGTGTAGTATACCGATGCCGCCATTGGATATCCACAGATTTATATTAGTATCAAAATCATCAATTAGTATGTTTGGGGTGCCGTTTGCTTGTTTGGCAAACTTAAACTTTTCATGATCAAATATAACCGACTGTGGCTGTATATTTTTCATGTGATTTTGTAGCCACTGCGATTTCTCTTGGCTACTTTGTTCTACGTTGCTTTGTAACGGACTGCTCAGTATACTAAACTTGCTAGCCAAATGCTTTACTCCGCGGATAAAACTTGCGGCATTGGGCATTGGGGGTAAATTTAAGAAAAAGCCAGGTTTTTTGGCTGTTTGTTCAATTGCTATTTCTTGGCGGTGTATTTCGCGCCAGTAATTAACGCCATGCTCACGTGCTACTTCGCCAAAAAAATCAGCAAGAACACCATCCATATCTATGTAAACAATAGGAGCAGTTTCGCGTTTGGTTTCTAGTTCAAAAAATTTCATAACACAGTATTTATTACTGTGATAGGTATTAAGTTTTCATTAATTCTTTTGCTTGACGAGTGTCTCCACGTCTGGCCAATGCGGCGGCTCTACGTGTTTGGTCTAATACTGCTAAAAACATAAAAATTGTATCAATAATCTTGTTAAACATTGCATCTCTCCGGGTATAATGACTCATGGTTTCTACTAGTACTTATACCTGGCGATGCAACATTTATAAGTATTGATTATTGTCTTTTACTAATAACCTCGTCTGCCAATCCGTATGCAACTGCTTCATCGGCGCTCATAAAGAAGTCACGTTCCATGCCCTGCGACAGTTCTTCAAATGTTTTACCTGCGCTGTTATGAGTAACATAAATTTCAGTTAGGTATTTCTTCATCTTCATGATTTCTTGGGCTTGGATTTGGATATCCGTTGCTTGTCCCTGGGCACCACCAGAGGGTTGATGTATCATATGGCGGGCATTTGGCAATATCAATCGTTTACCCGGAGCACCGGCTTGTGCCAATAGCGACCCCATACTGCATGCCTGCCCCATTACAATAGTGCTAACATTGGGCTTGATAAATTGCATAACATCATAAATGGCCATTCCCGCTGTAACGCTGCCGCCGGGGCTATTAATGTAAAAGTAGATGTCTTTTTCTGGATCTTCTGACTCTAAAAATAGAAATTGAGCAACTAAAAGGCTACTTGAATGTTCATTTACATCGTGGTCAAGCATAAGGATACGGTCCTTGAGTAAACGACTGTAGATGTCATATGCACGTTCTCCGTTACTGGTTTTTTCGAGTACTGTGGGAATAAAATTTGGCATTACGGTCCTTAAAAAGTTGTAAGTTCTTAGTGTATACTATATAATACTATTATGTCAACTATTGTTTTGTATTTAGGTGGAATGGCTGGAGACTTCTTTGTTAGCTGTTTGAACCCAACCCAACTAGAATCTATTTATGTCGCTGTAACTGTAAAAAAGGAATTTGTACTATTAAAAAAATTCTGGCAGATGACCGACGACGAAAAATTAACCTATATAAATAACCATAACAGTACAGCATTTCTAAGTTCGCACGATACCAACTTTTCATTGCAACACCCAGACCGAACTATACGTATCCTATGTAGCAATATAGATACGCTGACTAAATTAAGTAGCAGATTTGGCGCATTGCATCGACCAGAAATTCTTAAACATTTATGCAGTCAACTTAACATCAACCAAGATAACTTTGATGCAGAGTATGCTCAAATGTGTGCAAACTGGAATCAGAGTTTTACGTTCCCAAGGCAATTTGATATTAGCAATATTTTTAATACAAAACAATTTCTACTTGATTTTGAAGAATTTTGTATCATGCACTCTATACCCTTTGATATAAAGCAAGTTGAATTACTCCATAAAACATGGAAAGAACAAAATGAAAACTTTAACAGGTAAGAACATTGTTGTAGAAAACGGACAGCGAGTATATCGCTGGCACCGCAACTATAAACAAGTTCAATTAAACTTTTTTACTGAGAAGGTTGGTATGAGACGAGAGAAGACTATAAACGACTTTTTGTATTTTAACTCTACTGGTCCAGTTTATATCATCAAAGATAACGAAACATTCACAGATGTTACGTTTCCTGTGACAGAATATATAGAACTAGCCGACACTTTATTAATAACAGATCAAAGATTCAGTAGATTGCCGTGTCCAGAAATTGTTGCACAGTTAACTAACTACCTTAACTGTGATAAGGATATATTGGTGTGTTTAAATAGAACGTATATCAACATCGATAATAGTTATCATGACGCTGCACTAGCGGATAGCTACCCCACGGCCATACACGAATGGCTAACACAAAACATCAATGGCAATGTAGTTAACTTATCACACAACTACTTTGAAGATGGCACATACTTTACATGGGTAATACCCGATCAAATATTTTGGATTACTGCATGAAATACGTAGATAACCTCCACGTTCCTGATCTAAGTCAAAGTTGGATAACGCAATATAAAAGATTTCGTATGGGAAGGCTAAAGCATCAGTATTGGCTCACCAATAGAAAAAACTCAACAGAATTTATTATTGATCCGTACGACTATTTTATACTGCAAAACTTGAATGCTGGCCCAACTACTATATTTGGAAGTGCTGGTTATTATTTAGAAGAAGTTGTACCCGACTTACATGTAGTTGAAATGCATCCAGTGGTTAAAACGTTCTACCCCAAGGCCATTATAGTCTCAGACCGTAAAGACATCAAAAATCATGTGCCCAAGTCTGCTAATTTTATTGTGACCAACAATCGCGGAGATCATTGGATGAAGGATGTTAACGAACTTAACAGCAATATCAAAAGTTACGTTGATTGCTTGCAACCCAATGGCCTGTTGTTTTACAGTTTTAGGGATACGCAGATGTTGCCTTTAAATAGGCTTGTAGTTGACATGGAAGAATACTATCGTTTGTGGGCTGTCAGCCTACAGGAACAATTTGGTTTGGTGCTATGTTGGTCTGATATAAACTTTAAAAAGCAAATAGCAAATAAGCAAGGAATTTATCCCAGCCACGAAAATCCCGACACAACCAATGGCAATTTAAAATTTATATTTTGTCTGCGTGGAACTAAAACAATCAACACTTAGCAAAGTCTTGATGAAGAAACCATCGCTGACGTCCATGGGCTATTTTTAAATCAAGTCCGTAATACCCAAATTGTTCACGCCACTCAAAAAAGCTAGGACCATGCGCCCCACTTAGATTGCTGTAAGCATCTACCCTGGTATCTTTGGTAAGTTTATCCCACTGGTATTGATGTACCATTTCGTGGGCTAAAGTTTGCATAAACCACTGGGGGCAAAACCATTTATCGGACAGGCTAATAACGCACCAGCTACCAGTTTTTTGCTTTTCTGATTCCCAGGTACAAAATCCCCAGGTATCGCGTCTGATGCCTTGTTTAATAACAGGCTTGTGTAATACATTATTAAAGATATGCCTGTTAATAATTTTATATGCGTAGTTAATATCTTTGTAAGTTGGACGAAATTGCAGTCGCCGCTGATACGTTATGCTGGGTAGCGGACTTTCCATTATTGATCGAATCGGATTGGGTCTTGACATGTTAACGCCTCCACAGTATTTACTCCTATACTGTGAAAGCGTTAAAGTACCACTTTTACTACCAAAAATTAACGAATTACTGCTTGTCCCACTACTGCACCAGGCTTCTGTAGAGCTTCATCGCGCTTGCGCTTGTATTCTTCGTTGTCCACAGGCATCAAGGTAATGCCACGTTCCTGGGTGGGCGTAACAACCGGTGCTGATCTTGGGTTAGTGATAGTATCTAATTCCCTAAATGCTTCCGGAGCACGTTTTTCTGCATCCTTGGTAGATTTAAGAATATTCGATTGCCCAATTGGAAGTGCAACTAGCACATAAGTACGGATTCTGTTACCTTCAGAAACATGCTTCATTTCCACAGTTTCTACACCAGTGATGTCGATGTCCGGACACAGGCTACGTACAGTCAACTCAGATTGCTCTACGCTGGCTTCCCCGTTATCTGCCCTATACATTTTCATTTGGCTACGAACTTTACCACCTGCGGCAGTACAAATTTTAGCATACGCAATAGTCTTGGCCTTCAAATCTGCCATGGACATATCAATGCTGGTAGATGTACCATTTTCAAATACTGCATTGGCACTCTTGGGCAGTTTAGTCATCCACTCGGGAGCTTCGCTGATAGCCATTTTCATCTGCTTTTCAGTGCGCTCGGCCTGTTTCTCAAGTTGAGCTGTATAATTTGAAGAACCACCAGTGGTTCCACATGCACTCAACACACTTGCTACAGCTACTACAATCGCTAACTTCTTCATTTTATCACCTTTTGGTTTGGTTACAATAACTACAGTTTACTACAAAAATCAATACTTGTCAATCACACGCCATTTTGAATCTGGCTGTGATGTAGTGCGACACATGATACCTTGGTACGTATACAAATTTCGGTCCTTGTCGTTTCGTTCTGTAAACATCCTGCATACAGTACCTTTATAATTAAACGGCTTTCTCTCAGCTGGGTGTCTGTGCATATCTGCTTCAGAATCCCAAATAGTTTCTCCAACTTTAACCGGACGTACCTTAATATCAATTAAGTCACTACACACCATCTGGGTGTCTGCCTTGACTCTAGTGGGTATAACTTCTTCTAAGATAAATCCTTTTTGTAATTCCAATGCCTGTATACATGCACCTGCCTCGGTTTTATTATATCCAATGCCTTCAGCCGTCTGCCAATCATCATTGATATGGATTCTGTACCGAATTACACACTTGAAACCTTTTGCATCGGGCACCACTAATTTTTGGATATCCGTTGGCGTTGTATTAACTGGTTGAACTGATAGTTTAATACTTGACCTAACATAACAATCAGCATTGGCCACAGCACTTGCTAAACATAAACCAAATAACACGGTACGCTTCATGATCTATACCTATTGGGATTGTTGCACCCAATACGTAAGCCCCATATGGTTAGCCTGGCTGTGGCATTATACTTACGATCTTCATCGTTTAACTGTTCCGGTGTGGCATACAGTAAACCCTTGGCCTCCAATTGGGATTCTAAAAAATTAATAGTTTCATCTATTCTGGGACAATTTTTATTGCTCATATTATTAGAAAATTCAGTTAACTGAGCATAACTAATTGCCCGAACTCGAGGATGGTTAACAGGGCCGCTGGGCTGGTTGCTGGTTGCACACCCAACTAAACTTATAACCATCAGCGACGCTGTTAACAATTTCATTTCTTATGAAAAACCATTACTTGTCGAACTGCACTTTGCGCGGTTGCTTGATCCACGCTGGCATTACGTTGCACATACCGCACGGCATCGCGGGTGTTAAACTGCATACGAAATACTGCTTCATTGGCAACGGCTTCAACTTGGTGAGTCATTTTATTCTCCATAATTTTCGGGTTTAGAGTGCTTTGGTTTTCTTTGATACAGATTTTTTAACTGTACCTGTTTTGGCTTGAATGGGCTGTTTCTTGCGAACAGCGCCAGATGCACCCTTGGGTTTGGGCTTCGCGATACGTTTGGCAAATTCTTGTTTGACATAATAAGCTAACATCCTTTCGTTTATATGATACACAAGGCTAGTGTTAAGAGCCTCTGCCATAAATCGAACTGGACAATGACCCCACGACCTTGTTGTCATGAATTCGTAATAGTATTTCCTGTGTAGCGGATCATTTTCGTTGAACGCTAAAATTGGTCTTGCTCTAAGATACAATAAACTCATATATGGCTCTTTACTTATTGGTTAATCGGAAATACAGTTTACTACAAAACAATTTATTGGTCAATGAACAAAAACAACAATGGCACCGCAAACACCATGACCGCACACGCCACTTCTATAACCATATCGGTTTTACTCAAACCAGCTTGTTTCATCTCGTTGTATATGGTAATCATTTACATACTCCAATATGATTCACTAGACGGACTGCAATAATGTGGTGTATTTACACTTTCGGTAAATTCCTTGCCCGACATCAAATTTGTACGGACCACAGTTTTTTCAATGCTGTCGGAAAAGAACGAGTAAGAAGCAATATCGTATTCGTCTACATTGTAACCCATTTTAGCCATACGGCCCAAATGCGCTTTTGCGGCACCTAGACTCTTCCACGTATTGTGAACACGGCTACCAACAATTTTGGTGGTTTCTTTATGGTAAACTACAAACATGTTTCTCTCCTTGTTTTTCACTATACATACATTATACATGAACCCGAATTTTGGGTCAACCACTTATTTTGACAGTATATACGGAGTGTCCCACTGGCCAACTTGCAAGTGGATGTAATATGCAGTATGGAAATAGTCAGTCATTGAATCCGACTCATCAAACCAACGACGTCCATTGGGGATCGTGGACGGGGCAATCTTAATTATACGCATGATCTGCTCAAAAAATGCTTGATGCTCACCATAATTATGCAAGTGATACTGATTGATTTGACCGTGGTTTTCCAGTGCATTGGAAAAGTCAGTGGGTCCGCTTTTAATTGTTACATCAACGGACAAACTACCCGAGCCCTTACGCACACCAAATTTGAACTTTGGAAATTGTGCTTTAAGTTCATCGCGGATTGCTTTAACTTCTTGGGCAGTAATATAAGCCATTTAGTAACTCCTCTTTATTAACAATACAACTAGTATACACGAACCCGAATTTCGGGTCAACCATATTTTGGCCATTAAAAAACCCCCTAAAATCAGGGGGTTATTTGTTGTTTTTTAGCAACAAAGTTACTTTTTGCCCTGGGCTGTGTATGCCTTCATAATGCCTTCACCGAACTTGGTGTAGTCAAATTTTGAAGCTTCTTTAACGGCCTTAACAGATTCTTGTGCTAGTGTGGTAAATGTATCTGTACCAACTTTGGTTGCTTGTTTTGTGTATGCGGCTTGTGCGTCAACAAATTCATTCATTGCTTTAGCGATTGTTTCGTTTGTTACAAACGTCTTAACGAACTGTTTCTTTGCGGATTGTACTGCGTCGATTGTTGTATCTAATGTAAACATTTTATTTTCCTTTATTAAGCGAAATGTTATTGTAAGACCCGAACTATTCAGCATCTTACGTTATACCAAGTATCTAGTATAACAGTATTTACCTTGCGGTGCAACAATTAATATATTCTGTTTACCCAAAAAGTCTACTAAATATTATATCTATTCAATGGGAGATTTAAAATGGATTTTTCTACAGTTATTATTATTGCAGTCGTAGTCGCTGGTGGTTATATGTTATATAAAGCATTTGCCAAAAAAGCGGATACAAACCAGGATGGCGTTGTTAGCAAGGAAGAAGCTATTGCTGAAGTTAAAGTAATCGAAGCCAAGGTTGAAGAAGAAGTTAAGGTTGTTGCTACCAAGGTTAGAGCTGGCGCTGCCAAAGCAAAAGCCACAGTTAAAAAAGCCACTACACGTAAACCAAAAGCCTAATAGTTGCAAATGGCCGGTGTTACCACGGGGGTATTCGTTACATCAGATACCGATGCCCTTTTTCACTTTCACTTTTCCCGTTGTAATCTACTAGACACAAAAATTTACAATGATAAAGATACATTTGTATCTAGTCAGCACGACAATAAAGTAGTGTGCTTACAGATGCCGTATCCCATTGATCCAAACTTTGATGCGGAATTACGATACTTTGCAGAGAATGCCAATTCGGTGTTGGTGCTAGTAAGCGAACTACATGATCGCACCGTAGAAATACTACAAAGAAATGATCAAAAAAATATTGCATACTTTATATGCGGGGAATTAAATTTATCTCTAGTGCATAGTCCAGTGCATAGATTTTACGATTGGTTTACTACCACTGTGCATTTTTATCGTAATGTACGACCGCAGACGTTGGATACATTAACACCATACACGCCAAAGAAATTAGCATTTGACGTATTGCTAGGTAGACGTAAAATTCATAGACGATTTGCATATGATTATATTGTTGAAAATAATCTGGCTGACAGGAATATTGTCACATACTTAGACGCAAGTCGCGACTGCAATCTGGCAAATACAACTGCCGATAAATGGTTGTGGGAGAACGAAGGGCTTGTGGTTGATCGCGATGTGGAATGGACTGTGGAACGTTTCCCTTACTATGATCATCGCATGAGCATAAGTCAAATCATACCACTTAGCATTTACAACCAAACTGTATACAGCATCATTGCCGAGACGAATTGGACAAATCACTATAGTTTTTATACTGAAAAAACAGTTAAACCTATAATAGGTCGACGATTGTTTGTTATCCTAGCGGGACAATATCATCTACGTAATTTAAAGTTACACGGATTCAAATCATTTGATAATGTCATTGACGAAACGTATGATACAATTGGCGATCATACTACACGATTTATGGGTGCAATGGAACAAGTTAAGTATCTATGCAACCAACCACAGGAAGAAATCTTAAATAAAATAAAACCAATCGTTGATCATAACTTTAATGTTATGATGACAACTGATTGGTATGATTTATATTTTAAGCCGGCCTTTGTTTCTTATTTCCGCTAATTTAAAACTAGCGAGATTCTTGGCCTTGCTTTCGCACATGATATCAAATTGATCATTGAACCCCAATGCCCAATCATTTACAGCGTGATTCCAATAAAAATCACTGTGGGCACGTAGCTTCTGCTTTTTGTAACCCTGCGCCAATAATTGGGCATGATCAGGTAAAACATTGGCGTCATGTCCTACTAGGTAATCTTCCCTACTGATACTATAATGCATAGTAGGGCGAACACCGCGCCAACTATCCAACACTCGCGCAACGGTGTCATCAGCTGGATCAATGTATACTCCTTCGCGAATCCAATGATGATGTATGTCAAGAACAATAGGCAACAAATCACAAAGCTCAATACAATCATTTAACCCCCAAGAGTTTTCTTCGTTTTCGATGGTAATACAATTCCTTGCTTCTGGACTGAGCCGTTTATATGCTTTACGGATTCCGTCAGGGCCTTGTCTACCTGAGATGTGGACGTTAATTTTAAAGTCCTGGAAACTTCTGCCAAACCCCATCCAAGCGGCCATTGTTGCATGATATTCAAACTCCTCAATTGAACGATCGACTATGCCGGGATTTTCACTGGCAAGAACTGTAAACTGACCAGGATGAAAACTAAGGCGGACACCGCGGTCCCTAGCGATACGGCCAATTTCGCCAAATCCCCTTTCACAGTATTGTATAACATCTTTCCGAGACCAATAATGTTTCCAGTCGCTATGAGTATAAACAGGCAATATATCACTACCCAGCCGTACCATTCTAAGGTGCTCATCTTGCTCTCCTACTTTAGTTACAAGTTGTTTGATAGCTTCAAGATTATGTGTAGTTATATCCCACAATCTCTGATCAGCTTCTGTTGGATGTTCACGCAACCAACGACAGGTTGTGGCTTTGACATTCATCTCAGGAACAGATACGATTCCCTTGTTTGTCAACGAGGAAAATTTACAAGCGAAACCAATTTTAGTTGTAATCATGCCGCTAGTATAGCAGTATGTTAATTATTAGTCAATGATTCCAAAATTTGCCCAACGGGCATCGCCAAGACTTACCCAACCCATTGGTCCACCAAGACTAGGATTACTATTAAACATGATTGTTCCTTTGGGTTGATTGTCCATTGGAGGTTTATCACTGCTTGACATACTTACACTACCAAGGTTTATCCGATTAACCGAAACAGAACCATCTGGTAATAAGGTTAGGTTGTTTTTGTTGTTTGCGCTGATAACTAATGTTTGATTGCGAGGTGCACCAATTATAGCGGTATTGGTTGACTGCTTTCCGATACCAACTTCAATTTCTTGATCCCAAATACTCAATGATTGTGTTGGTTCAATGGTGTTAATACCTACACGCTTTCCGGATACATAAACTGTTTCGCCCAGTAATGTTTCACCGCGTACCTGTAGTTCGTTTAGTTGACCGACCCGTTGTAAATTACTAAAAGTAATTGCGTTGCTTAGGTTGCCACCATTTATTACTTCCTCGCCATTTAACTTAATTTTAGTAAGATCCAGGCCATCTTTTTTAATGGTATCAATTACCATATCTGCATAACTTTTAAATACAACTTGATCTAGGCTGGTACGCACATTGTTTGTGGCGGCATTCACAAACTTAATAAACATAGCACTGGTTTCCGGGATTTCACCAGTCACATTTAGATCACCTTCTATTGTAGTGGTACCCTTAACGGTTAAGTCCTTGGTTAGCAAATTATTCTCAACTACTGTTACATCATCCCGTATAGTCAATTGGCATACAGTGGATTGATCATCTATTCCGGTACTGCCAAATTGTTGAATTATTCCGCCAATTACCTGATTGCCGGATACTGTTAATCCTTCAAACTGTATAGACGAATGTGGTATACTTGCTACAGGGAATGTGACTTCTGCATTTGCTACAGCCTGTACTATTGTTTTTTGATATAAGTCTTTAAAATCAATTTGACTCACATATCCACTTACGGTATCGGTGATTATCTTTAATGATTGTTGTTCAACAGACACAGACAGGTTACGTGCCAAGTTATTAACCCTGTTTGTTAACTCTGTTTCAATGGTATTTTTATCAATTGGTAAACTAGATAATTTTATATCTAATTTTTGACTTAGTTTATCTGACAGTAAAGTAGAATAATCTAACGTACTAAGAACTTCGTCAATCTTCTGAGAAATTGCGTCAGCGGCTTGGGCTTGTACTTTTGTTGTTATATCTGCTACTATGTTTTGAACTATTTGGTTTACGTGTTGATCGATATCCATTTTTACTCGAATTGTATGCTAATTACGTGTTCATAGTTTTTCTTTATTAAACTCTTATACATCAAGTTCTTATGAACGAGGAAACCCACTGCCCCAGCGTCCGAACTAAACTTTGCTAACTGCTTAAAGTACATTGTACGTCTTTGGAATAATCCATACGTAGTTAATGTGCCGCTTGGATTTTCAATTTCGTATACCATTGTGTTCCATAGTGTACGATCCTTTAAATCCCAATCATGGTATTCTGCGTAAATTGTACTATCCGACCCATTTCTAACCAACGCCGGTAAGCTAAACTCACGATCTTTAAAATCTTGATTCTTGTAATCTCTTAAAGTACTTATTACAAAGTCAGTGGCCGCAGAACAAATTGTTTTAACAGAATTTTGCTGGTCTGCATCAGAATCAGCAAAAGTAAAAAATTCTTCTAATGCAATAACTACTTGGAATTGTTTGGTATAGTTAGTAATGTCATCTAACGGAATATACGTAAATTTTACTCCCTTGGACTTTATGTAATCCCGTGCTTCTTGACTAATTGCTGTTACCGTGATAACAGAAGCATTACAACTTAGTATAGTGGGACTGAACCCTACAAATAAAATACTAGAAGGACTAAAGTTATGTGTTGCATAAACTCCATCTAATATTTCTTGTTTCTTTGCTATAACATCTGTTGCCCTTGGGTTAAATTTTAAGGCAGATAAGACAGCATCGGTGTATCTAGCAAAATCGGTCATTATGTGTATTCTTCTCTTTATAAAGCATAATGTTATTTATTGCCATCTCGCACTAAATCAAGAGTCACACAATGAAATCCTCCCCCTAATGTGCGACTATGCCGCAATTCTAAGGGTATAACTGTAAAATTTTGTTGTTCTAGTATTTTTATTAATTTATTTTGGTGTTTATCCACGATAATTGTATTTGGATCCACGGTAAGCATGTTCATTGCTATCCATTTACTAGCATAAGGGTATTGATAAAAATCTTGTGCCACTACGTCTTCTATATAAATTTTTTCCCAGTAATCAAATACACGTGGGCAGTTATCTTCGTTAACGCGAGCGCCATTGAGTAAAACCAATCCTTCGCGCACCGGCACAATAGTACTGTCGATGTGTACCCCTGCATAAAAATTACATAGTTCAATGTTAACTTCAGGAAATTGTTCACAGAGCCACTCGTATGCGGCTTTGTTACCACTGGCACTTTCAAGATACAACCAATTATTTCCCAGTCTGCATACATTTGCAGCATCTAGTATCATGCCTTTATTTCTTGGCATACGTCGAACATCATGTGTTTTGACCAGTACTTTGTCAAGACATAGTATTTCTTGATCTCTGCACGGATACATCATAGCACAATCCACAATAGTACTGCCGTAAACAAGTAAACGATCACGCGGACAATAATTGTACATGCCTTGCGTAATTGGAAAATTGCGTGGACTTGGACGTTCAACTGCTACTCCCAAGCGACTCAAGGTTACTGCCAGTTCATTTAAATCTTCAGTTGCTTCCTCAACTATCCACTGCGGTACTGGGCCGCTCGGTACTGGGGTTTCTTTCCATAGTGTTTTTTCACCTTCGAGGGCAAATACAGGATCGTTTGTAGGCCAATTTGCATAGGTAGCGTGTCCCACTACAACAGATTTAAGTGAATCCCATTCATTGAAGGTTAAAATCATACATGTCCGGTAATTTGTAGCGTATATCGAGGAGTCGGTCCCATATTAGCTGCCATGTGTGGCGCATCATACGCCCACTCAACTGTAGAGCCGGCAATCCAGCTAGTGTATGGTTGATCTACGTATTCTGCATAATGTCCCGGTTGCCAATCTTCAAGGAATACTATAGCTCTGCGAATTGATTGTTCTTGCCCTTGTAAGTCAAACACTTCAATGTATCTTTTATATAAATCATAATGCGTGGGTAATGTAGTACCCGGCATCATGCGGTAATAACTGGTACCGATATCTTTCCAATTCATTGAAGTAAACAACTCAATAAACACATGATTCCACTTTGGCTGAGTTTGACGTATATCGCACATGTCGCCGGTGAACTTATTTGGATAGCCCAAGGCCAACCACTTAGTTAAGTTTTCTGCGTCATTGAATTCTTCGTTAACATAGTCTAATTGTTTAAAGCTATCGTCCCAGAACTTTTCAATTTGATATTTAATTATTGCGTGTGCGGGTATTGCCATAATGTATAACCTTTATATTTTTATACGTCTTAAATGTTCGCCATGGATCAATTACAATACTACCGTCTAGTATTTCGCAATACAGTGGTTGTTCGTTTTCAACACCACTGTAACCATAAGTTACCTGTTGATTGTGTGCCAACAATACACATCCTTTGACTGAGACAGGATTAACTACTTCTGTTAGTGGATCAACATAGACAGGATTAATTCCCATCTCTTTTAAATAGTGCCCAACCAGTAAACTATAGCTACCTTCTAAATATGTAACGTTGGGCTTGTATGCTTTTCCGTGTATATAAACGGTCAAGCCTTCTCTATGGTCATAAACATAACGTGCCATATTTTTAGCCTGCTTTTCTCTGGCATGCATTATGGTGTCAAATATATCATACCCTAGATCTAATTCTTGTGCAAGGTAACGCAGAGCGATGTTATCACGAGGATGACATGGCCCTGCATCTCCCATTCCAGCTGTCATATATTTAGGTCCCATGATACGCATCGTACTGTGTGCAAGGGCATTGGTCACTACATCTACATCAATGTTCCCTTGTTTAATTGCTACGTCTTGTATCATGTTAACCAGGCCAATTTTTGCCGAAATAAATGTATTATAAAATACCTTGATACACTCAGCTTCGTCCCACGTGCCCACTACGTAACGTGGATTATTTTCCATTAATGTATTATAGAAGTCGGTCAGCAATTTTGCATCGCCTGTTTCGCTACCATCTTCTGTACCAATGATCACCATCTCTGGGTTAACCATGTCCCATTCAACAGACCCCATGGCAATTAAGTAAGGGTTGTAAATAAAACGTGCATTGGTGATGTTGTTCTTCAGTTCTCTCCGTGTAGTGCCGGGAAGTACTGTGGAGATTAGTACTACTAGTTGGTCTGCTTTTGCTACGGTATTAACTTGCTTTAGTACATCGTTTACTACAGTATAATCAAAATCTTTATTTGGAAGATGCGTAATTGGTTGCGACCCTCCGTATACCGGATCGTGTGGGGTTTGGACAGCAATGAATATTAAGTCTTTGCCTAACACAGCATCTTCTAATTGGGTAGCAATTGTAATCTTGTCGCTAGACCGCGGATAAATATCATATCCAGTTACATTATGTTTGCTTGCCATGGTTTCGGCACATGCCATTCCTAATTTTCCACAACCAATAAATCCAATTTCCATTAATGTTCTCCTTAGATAGATTCTACAATATTCTTCATAATAACTTGATCTTCCCACTTAAAAATGGAATGTCTTTTTACTTTTATCCGTTTGGTACGTACCAAGTGTTTTTAGTACTATCCGACACCGAACACGGCCAAACATATCGAACAGATGATTATACATGTATTGGCATTAGAAAATCGTTGGACCAAATTAAGGCATTTACTCATTGTTACTTTTTTGATCAGGAACCACTATATCAGTTTACCAAACAAATTGTACTTGATACCGAAGTAGCGGCTGGCCAACCAATTTGGAACAACGGACGACGATATCGTCTGTTTGCTAATAGTGAAAAATCTGAATTTAAGCATCAGTTTTTAAAAGAACGTGACTACTACGACTGGTACTATTTTTTTCACGGATTTGCAGCATTAGATTGGTACAGGGATTTTCAATATATTCGACAAGATTCATTTAATCAATTTGATAAAGTATTTATATGCTACAATCATCTGATATCAAAATATCGTTCATATCGACTACACCTGGTTAGTAATCTAATAGCACAAGATTTGACCAAACATGGTTATGTTAGTTTTTTCCTCAAGGATGAGCACGGCACATGGAAAGATGTAATTGAAGATTCAACTACACCATTGGATAATCGTGCTCGCGTACATATTCATAATGTATTAAAAGATATAACGGAACCTTTAATAATTGACACCAAAGATCCAACCGGTTCAATGAGCGCAACAGTTGATATAAAACAACTTACAAGTGCTCTATGGCACATAGTAACTGAAACTGTATATTTTCTACCTAAGCTACATTTAACAGAAAAGATTTTTAAACCTATTGTTGCCAAGAGACCTTTTATACTTGTTGCGGCTCCTGGGAATCTTGCTTATTTAAAAAGCTATGGATTTAAAACTTTTGATCGCTGGATAGACGAAAGCTACGATTTAGAAGAAGACCATTATATACGCATAGAAAAAATTACAGCGGAAATTGCTAAACTGTGTGCATTGTCTCCTGTTGCACTTAAACAGATGCATATGGAAATGCAAGAAGTATTAGAATATAACTTTCAACATTTTTATGGCAATTTTAAAAAACTTATTGTTAACGAGTTGGTTGATAATTTTGATGGAATAATAGGCCGTATCAATAACGGGCGCGAACCAAATAATCATAGCAGATTTCATCAACGTATTGATTTCCCTGCTGGGTATTTAGAAGAAGTAAAAAATAGACTCTTACAATAAATACTAGCATAAGATAGAACGGCATAAGCCGTCATCAAGGAGCTAGTATGAATGATATTTTCAAGATCATTGGAGATCTCGGATTTCCAATTGCTGCCGCACTCGCTGGTGGTTACTTCGTATACCTAACAATTAAATTACTTTTAGCCGGAGTCCTTAGTGCTGTTAAAGGCATGGCCGGTATTATTACCGCATTAGATAATCGTGTTAAGACTATGAATCATGACGTAGTCCGTATTGACATGATTGTATCCAACGCATTAGGTCTTAAACCCGATGTTGATCGTATTGCCCGTGCAGATGGCAAGAATGATGCAAGGAGAGACTAATGCAACAGTACTGCGTATACACACAAGATCCTAATTTTATGGCGGTTGCCCACTGGCTAACTGTCAACAACGTTAAATATGAACCACATCTAAATCGTACACGGTTTTGGATACCCGACGGTCTACTGCTAACTGAGTTTCTATTAAAGTGGCATGATTGTTGCCCTGCTGTTGTGGAGGGAGGCAATTATGCGATACATTGATTATACGTGGGACTTGGAGCCCGGTGCAATTATGTTTGATGAAGAATTAAACATAGATGGGTTGGGTTGGGAAGAAGGAGACATATTTAAATTAGTTAAAGTTAACGGAAAAGCTAGCCTACTCAAGATAAACCCTGTGGAAAAGTTTGTAAGAGGGTTTAGTAATATAACAGAAAATTATCAAGGAGAACTACAATGAAATTTTTCAAAGAAGATAAATGGGCAAAATGGTGGGATAGCCTCCCTAAGCACACACAAGAATATTTAAGTAATCAACCAATTTGGCACGACCGTGATGTTGCCAGGATAGCCAGTGTTGCTCTTGCTGTTGGTTTTATCATTGGTTTCTTTACGGGGTATAGCTAAATGGGAAATATTGTTGAACTAGTAAACAAATATGGCTTTCCAATTGTCATGGCAGTTGGAATGGGATTTATCATTAAGTATGTATGGACTTGGGCAACCACTGAAATTAAACCAGTTATCAGTGATGCTAATTCTGTTCTTATCGCTCTTATTGATCGCATACGTATGCTTGATAACGATTTAATACGATTAAATCAAAAAGTTAATACTGTGCTACATCTACGTGGTAAAGTAATTGAAAGTGATCGTGTGCTTGAGGCACACAAGGTTGATCAGGAATCCGAAAAAACTTTTAGAAAATCTACCGGGGATGATAAAGAAGCTGCAAGCGGAAACGGCTAACATAAGTATATAAATGATAGAAATTATATACCTCCTCGTGATGACACACATCACCATTGTTTCCGTTACCTTATTTTTGCACCGCGGTCAAGCACACAGATCAGTAGAGTTTAATCCAGTTATAGCACATTTTTTTCGTGCATGGCTGTGGCTCACAACCGGCATGGTTACTAAGCAATGGGTGGCCATACATCGCAAGCATCATAGATTCAGCGATAAAGAAGGCGACCCACATAGTCCGCATGTATATGGTATTTGGCAAGTATTGTTTAAAGGTGCCGGTTTATATCATACCGCAAGCAAAGACACAAAAATGGTTAACCAATACGGTGTTGGTACCCCCGATGATTGGATGGAAAGAAACATCTACTCAACGCATAGTAGGGTAGGCATTCTAACAATGTTGTTTATCAATACTTCGTTGTTTGGCGAATGGGGATTATTAATTTGGGGTATTCAAATGATATGGATACCGTTCTGGGCTGCTGGCGTAGTAAACGGACTTGCACACTGGTGGGGATATCGCAACGGTCCAACAGCCGATGCATCAAGAAACATCTCCCCTTGGGGAATTATCATTGGTGGGGAAGAACTTCACAATAATCATCATCTGGCTCCTGCCAGCCCACGACTTAGTTTAAGATGGTTTGAATTTGATATTGGTTGGTTTTATATTAATCTCTTACAATTCTTAAGACTAGCAAAAGTAAAAGATACAAATTAAATTAGATGATAGTTTAGCCAACCCTGCATCATTATGCCAGGGTAGTACGGGCGTATCATAATAACCATTAGCCACGTTTGATAATCCTTATATGGCTGAATATAATACTTATTTAGAAGTTGCAACGTAGGTACCGTGCCAGTCATTGGGTTTTCCTTCTTCTAATCTCTCAACCATTAGCTCGTAGTAATGGGACATTTCTTTATTATTCTTTACTTCTTGTTTAGCAATACGTAATGCATCTTCCCACACACCTTCATAGTACCAATATAAGAAAACGTTTTGTGCCTGTGTCTGTTCAGACAGAGTAAAAATTCTTACACCTTCTTTTTTTCCTTTAACTGCGATACAGTCCATTTCAAAGACTGGATATTCATCCTGCACCTGCTTTGCTGTTTCTGGCCCAAGTACAATACGAACTCCATAATTTTTCGATTGCCCTTCGAGGCGACTTGCAAGATTAACACTATCACCCAAGCAAGTATAGTCAAAGCGTTGATCGCTACCCATGTTACCAACGACAACAACGCCTGTGTTAATGCCAAGGCCCATTCCAAAAGGTGGTACTCCTTCTGCCACAACTTCTTTATTAAACTCATCTAACGACTCCATCATCTGTAATGCTGTTCTTACAGCATTTTTAGCGTGATTGGCATCTATCAACGGCGCATTCCAAAATGCCATTTGTGCATCACCAATGTACTTATCAAGAGTACCCTTGTTTTCCAGGATCTTCTTAGTCATTGCAGTCATATAGCGATTCATGATCTTAGTAAGGCCTTGTACATCGGCACCGTAGTGCTCACTAATACTTGTAAAGCCACGAACGTCTGTAAACATGATTGATAGTTCACGACTGTCGCCACCTAACTGCAATAGTTCTGGCTGTCGCTGTAACTGCGCCACTAAGTCTGGGCTTAGGTATGTACCAAATTGTTTCTTTATCTGTTGCTTTTGTAAAAACTCACTTACGAACTTAACACCGTATGCATGAAGCATAACCAATATAAGGCCGCTGATAAGGATAGTAATATCAACCAACCAGCTATTGTTCGAATACAAATACTGACTAGCAGGGTACAAACCACCAATAACCAAAGCACCGGAAACAATTCCAACATAAGTCCACCTTGTTAAAAAAAGTAAAACTATTCCTATAACTACCAACGCCAACATTTCTGCTCCGTCGGCCCAGTCCGGCCTTGTAATAACCGATCTATCTTTATTGGCTATTACTGTACCTAATACTGCCGCTTGCAATTCCTGCGGTAACAGCTCACCTTTGCTTGTTGCCACTGGATTACTCAATCCTTGTGCGCTTACACCAACGATAACAATTTCACCCCTAAAGTCCTTGGGTAAATCTGTTAAACTATATTTTGTTGGTTCTAAACTCCAGTCAATCCATATACGGGATAAACTATCTGTAGTAACTGGACCAAACTTTGGAATACGCATTTTCTCAACGCCGTTGGCATTAACTTTAATCTGCACCGTTGAGTCGGCGCCCGCAACACGTAATGTTTCCATTGCCAGGCTGGGATATAATTTACCATCGTGCGCTATTATCAAAGGCATTCTGCGTACAACACCATCTACCTCGGGCAACGTATTTGTAATACCAACGCCCGCGGCTGCATTTTCAACTGCTGGTAAGTTAGCAATAATTCCGGGATATTGTATAAATGCATCTTGATTAAAACTTCCAATTACAGCACTACCCGGGGCTCGAGGATTGTTTCGTGTTGCAGTGGAGCCAATGCTTGGTAATATTGTTGGGAATTGTTTTAATGCTCGAACATATTCCGAGTCTTTTCCAAGTCGATCGCGATCTGGAGTAAGAATGTTAAACACCACAAGGCCAGCATTACGACGATAAAGATCCCGAATAATGGATCCGTATATATCGCGGGGGAACGGGAATTGACCATATTTTTCCAATGATTTCTCATCAATGTTTACTATGCTCACACCAATTGTTTCTGATGCTTTACTTGTTACTAAGGTATCAAAATAGCGTAATCTTATACTTTCTACAAAGACAGGATCGGCAATTCTTATACTTAATATAAGTGCTAATGTAATTAGGGCAGTCCACGGACTTGTTAGGATTTTTTTCAGCATAAGGTATTTATTTTAGCATTAAAGTATCCACGAAGTCAGCCAATAAGGTATGATGTCTTTCTTGATGCCATTTTGGTGCTAGATAATCCCATGGCTCTTCATACCAATATTTAGAACTTTCAGGGTGACACCCAATTATTCCAATCCTATTCTGTATAATTGCCATTGGATCGCCATTCGCATACGTAGCAATTGTGTCAAATGTAGCTGGATCACCTACTAAGGCACACCCATCGTAAAAATACATGTCTTCTGGTGCATTATTCCATAGAATCGGCGCCACAGTACCGTAACTTCTGCGTATATCGGCGCCTGGACGTTTAATATATTGTACCGCGTCAACTCCATCTAATATGTCAAAATACTGTTTTGCGGCCCAATATGCGCCCATGCAGATTCCCAGGTACCTACCACCATTGGCAACGTAGTCTGCTATTATATTTTCGGCTTTGCGCCTAAAGAATTTATCATAACTGTCCGAGTCGCCGATACCCCCGGGAAATGCAATAACATCTACCCCGGTTAGCGTTGTTGCACTAACTTCTTCTTTAGTGAACAGTCTGACATTGTAGCGTGGCTCAAGGGCATAAATCATAGCATCACAACAGTCTTGACTACATTCTGGGTGATTTATGAATAATGCAATTTGCGGCTTCATACAAATATTTAGTCGTTAAAAAAGGACCCGCTTGTGGTCCAGTGTGGATTACGGATTCCCACGACACCTTATCTTGTGCCCGCATAATTATTTAGTTAAAAACTAGTAACCCAGCGTTTTCCAGTCTTTACGTATCTGTGCTTTCACCGCCGATGGCAATGGAACATAGTCTAATTCTAATGCTAGTTTGTCACCTTTACTAAATGCCCAATCGTAGAACTTAATTACAGGATCTGACTTATCGCTTCCTTTGTATATAATTACAAAAGTTGCAGAAGTAATTGGCCAACCTTTACTTTGATTATTTAAGTTAACTGCCATTCCTGGTATGTTCCAATTTACACCTTGGGCGGCTTCAGCAAATGTAGTGTCATCTGGATGTACTACTTTACCTCGATTAAGCATACCAACGTATGTCATCTTTGCTTGTTTAACATAAGCATATTCTACATAACCAATTGTACCTTGTATTTGTTGCACAAACGCTGCAACACCAGCATTGCCTTTACCTGCTGTTGTATTACCAGTTTTCCAACTAATTGTTTTATTAGTACCAATTACAGTTTTAAAGTCTTCACTTACTTGACATAGGTAGTCTGTAAATACTGCTGTAGTGCCACTGGCATCTGCACGGACTACCCTGGTCAGTGCCAGATCTGGCAATGCTAGTTTAGGATTTAGTTTCTTAATAGCAGGATCATTCCAGTTAGTAATTTTGCCTTGAAAAATATCTGCTAATGTTTTGCCGTCTAAAACTAACTGTCCGGGCTCAATCCCTTTAACGTTAATAACAGGAACTACGCCGCCAATGACTGCTGGAAATTGATAGTACCCTTTTGCTTTCACCTCATCCGCTGACATTGGATCATCTGATGCGCCAAAATCTACAGTCTTTGCTTCAATTTGTTTTATGCCGCCACCAGATCCAATTGCTTGATAGTTAATTTTGATGCCAGTTTCTCTGTGATACTCTCCAGCCCATTTACTGTAAACTGGTGCTGGGAAAGTTGCGCCTGCTCCGTTAATAACTGGTTGTGCCTGTGCCGATACAGCCAGTGTTACCAATAACATAGCCAATAATTTTTTCAATTTGAACTCCTTAAGTTAATGTGCGAATGCACAACATTATTTAAGGCCGCTATTATTACAGTTGTGTTACAATTAACAAAAAAGCACCCGAGGGTGCTTTTTTATTTTACCAAAGTAAACTATTAAAACACTACACGCAAATATGCTTGTGCAGAGTTACTAACAACAGAGTCTTTCATCTGCGTACCAACTTTTAATAATACGTTGGTATTGTCTGTAGTTTTGTAACTGGCTGTACCCATAATGGTTTTTACATTTTTTGTAGTTTGCCCAGCTTCGGCACCTAGACTCCATTTATTATCAAAGTATTTGTTATATGCTACACCAGCTTCACCAGAGTATGTTTTTGTGGCTGTTGGATCATAGGTCATTGCACTTACGGCACTACCTGATTCTCTAGTTCCGCCAATTTGGTTGTGCTCAAAACGAGTACCAACAAACGGACGGAAGCCATTTACTGCCGGACTATATCCGCGTACAGCCACCCATCGATCTTGACCGTTGACCGTTGAACTATTACCTAATCCCAAAGCGTTCAGTGTATGGTATGCATTATACTGATTAGTTGCAACTCCTATGTCACTTTTAATAATCCAGTCTTTGATTGTTTTAACAGCATATACGCCAGCCATGTCTTTGTTAAAACTACCGCCGGCTTCGTTGCCGTTCATGGTTGTATTACTATGGTTATATTGTACTCCAACCAACATCGTCGGATCAATTAACTTTTCGTAACCAACACCAACAATACCAGTTTTAGTTGCATACGTATTTGTTGTGTTTGACTTTGAACCAATACCTGTTACATAAAAATCAGTATCTTTGCCGTTACGTAAACTAATACGCCCGTCATTGACACTACTACGACTTAACGGATCACTATTCATTGCTAAGTTAACCATACTGTTAGCAGATTTTAATTCGTTGTACATATCAATACGTGTTGAATAGTCTTTGTTATTTTGTGTTTGATCAATTTCTATACCGTTGATAGTATTTGACGTAACTGTGTTGGTAGTTGCCACGGTTACAACAGCAGTACCATTGGTAGTTGTTGATGTACCGTCACTGTAGGCGGTAACTGTCACAGGGGTAGTTGTTGTAGTGGTAGTTACTGGAGTTGTGGTTGTGGTTGTAATAGCCACAGGAGTTTCATTTGTTACTGTTGTTGTCTGAGTAACTGTTAACTTTTGTGCTGTTTGTGAACCACGACTATTTGCCAAATCAATTGCTGTGGCTGTAACTCCGTAGGCAACAACAGTCGCAACTGACGAAGTGCCGTTAACACTATTTGTTGTTACAGAGTTTGTTGTGGTCGTACCTGTTACTGTTGGCGTGCCGCCACCACTTGGCATTGTTGGGTCATTTGATGCAACTGCACCAAATAGTGTTCCATTTTTATTTACTGTGCCTAAGTTGTCATTGACAAACAACACAGGACTTAATGCAGTATCGCCTTGGTTGAATACACCAAAACCTACTTTATAATCACCGGCAGTAGTAATACTGTAATTAATCTGTTGCCATCCAGTTGAACCATAACTACCTGTTGAATAGTTTCCTGTTCCTGGATTAGTAGCACCCAATAAAATATATTGAGCACTTACACCATTAATTGTACCAAATGTTGTAGCTGAAGTTTTATTAACTAATGTAGCTAACGACCCGTCATTGAATGGAACATAGTCTGTACTTGTGTAGACCCATGCCATTTTAAATGTTGTACCTGCAGAAAAGGTAAAGTCTTTAGCGATCCATGCTGTACTAGTAATACTACCACCAGTGGATGCTACTTGACCATTCAATGCTGTGATGCTAGTACTACTTAGACCAAGTGCTGTGGTCATTGCTGAGTAGTTTGATCCACTACCCGGTTGCATACCAACCATGTAACTGCCTGTGTAAGGACTAATAGTCCAAGTATTAGTTCCGCAACAACTAATAGTTTGTGTTCCGTTTACTGTAGAAACACCAATACCAGACGATCCATAAGGGCCAGTTTGTGTACCTACGCTGGGGCCGCCTGTCCAACCGTTAAGGTCACCTGTACCAAAACTTACATCTTGTGCCATTGCTAATGTAGCAAAGCAAAACGATATGGCCACCAAGGCCTTTACTATTAATTTCATTGTCGAGATCCTTTATTTTTATTCTCTTGATCTCGAAAAAACACGGTGCTGCTTTATAGAACCTGTACAGGCAACAGTAAATATCAAACTTACATACCTATTTATTATTGTTGCTCTGTAACTTATGTGGTATTAGATCTTGGTATGTATGTCGTCGACATGTTTTAAAATATGTAACATTGGGACCAAACTTGGCCATTATTTGGGCGCCATGTTGACAACTACGAACTTGGCAGGCCGGCGGAGCCTTAAGTTCTGTTATATCAATAGACATAAGGTACTTCTTCTAAGAAAGGATATTTTAAAATCATAAAATCTCTGTATTCTTGCGGAATAAAATATTCTACCCTGATACCTCGCTGTACTTCAAAGTAGCCGCCAATTTCTTGTGTATAAAAACCAATTTCGTCTATGTCCATGGCCGTGTTGAATAGACTTGCTTTAAATGATATCATCGATTGTCTCCCGACGGCTTAGCCGATCTAATTGAGCTTACTACGTACTTCTAAAATCTAGTGTAACTATAATTACCGTTGCACGGATTACATTGTATGGTCATTGTTCCTTGATTAGCTTGTGTTGGGTTTGTTTGTTGTATTCCAACTGTTGCTCCGGTTGCTCCATTTAAATCTAATTGAAACGATTTATCTGCCCCAAAGCCGCCCGACTGTACAGCGCCAACTGTATTACCGTTATTTGTTGATCCGTTAGTGCCAACTAATATAAATTGATGATTGCCTGCACCATTTTGATCTATGCTTATATTATTACCAGAGCCATTTAAGTTTTGTATGTTAGCAGTATGATTGCCGGCACCTTGCTGAAGTATTGATACTCCATTGTTTATACCCGTTGGTATAATAACTGTGGCTACTTTTGGTCCTGAATCTTTTTGATCTATTGCGATGTTATTACCGCTGCCAGCAGTAGTTTTTCCAAGTTCCACGGTGGCTGTGTGCCCCGAGCCATCTTGACTGATAGTTATAGTATTATTGTTGCCAACTTGCTCAATGTTAATGGTATTGTCGCCAGCCTGTACTTTATTGCATTGTAGGCCTGCTATTGCTACGAGAAAAAATATCAAGGCTAATTTCATCGTTGTATCAGCGTTATAATTGTGCCGCTCCCACTGTTAACACGGTTTTTAATATCAACTGCACCCTGTGTCTGATATATAGTAGAATTTTGATTCTTTGGAACTGTGACGCTTTGCATATTAGAACCGTCATTGCGAGATAAGGTCACATTCATATCATCTATTTCAGCAACAACACCGGATGTAGCCACATAGTCTGGTAACAGTCCGCTTTTAGTATTGTTTAACATATCAAGTTGTGCCGCTAGTTGCATATTAATAATATCTAATATGTTAGCAAGGAAATTTTGATCAAGTAAGTTTTGACTTAGTTTATCTTTAAAAATTTCTTCTTTCTGTGCATCCAACGCATTAACCAATCCAGTCTCTTTAAGAAAGTCAACATCCAATGCACCTTTAGCGTCAAGTTTGACTTTGGAAGCATCATTATCTCTGCTTAGTTGTCGTGGTGGTGAAATAATTAACATATTACCAATTGCGTCTTCGCTTAAATTTAATGTAACAGGCTTCAGTGGCATTAACCCGCGACTTTCTACTTTTGTTGCTTGAAAGGCCTGGTCAAGTATTACTTTGCCTGCGTCGGTTACAACTTCAATTACACCGGTGTAACAATCTTTTGATACATCCTTGTACAACGGAGGACAACTTGGTAATAAAATAATAGTGCTTGCGCCAAGTTCATCAACAGTTGCACTAAAGTCAGTACCCCGTACAGCGATAGTAGCAGTTGGCGTATGAATGTTTACATTTTGGTTGTTGTTTTTTGCGATTTGTCCCGACGCATAACGTACGGTACCCATTGCCATGTTCAGTGCCAGTTTGCCGGTTTTGGCTTTTGCATCATACACAAAGTCGTCAATGACTAATTTTGAATTTTCATTTACTTGAACTTGCGTATTATCCTCAAAGGTTATTCCCACTTTTCCCCGAGTTGTCTTTATCGCATCTTCCAACTCCACTCCCGCTCCCTTGTTCCCGGTCAGAGTCTTCGTTGATCGTTGTATCGAAGGCGGCGTGTTCACCTGTTCCGTAATTGTTCCTATCGCCGCCGCGGCGATGGAGGTTAGCGATATACTCAGCGAGAGTACGCATAGTATTTCCTTCCATGGCATTATTCTCCTTTTCTGAACCAAGTACATTTTTGTAATTCTTTCATTATTTGATCTCCAGTTGTTGCATATTCCCTTGCGGCTAATTCAACAAAATCAACCCAACGACGGACATACGCATCGTTGCCCTGTATCCATTGCTGGTACATAACTTCGAGTGAGCGCATATCTATCATGTCTATCTATTGTTTTGATTTATCGTAATGGTGCTACCGTTACTGCCAGCACCACTGGATCCTACTTTAATATTGGCAATATTATCGCCAGCTGTACCAACTTGGGTAACTCCCACAGTATTGCCCGAACCATTTAGATCGATGCTAGTATTATGACCATTTGTGCCGCCACCAGTTTGTGTAACTGCAAATGTGTTGGTCGCTCCCACGCTTACTAAATTAACAACACCACCGGTGTTAGTAGTTGAATCACCGGCATTACCTTGTTTAATAGTTGCTGTGTTTCCTCCACCGCCAGTCATTCCAATATTTTGTAGATTATTATCACCAACAACTGTGGATATAATACTATTGCCTGCGCCACCTGCTGTTACAGCCACTACAGCATTATTGTTTCCTTCAACATTAATATTAGCATTTGCTGTATTACCAGTTTGATTAACATTGATATAGTTGCTATCATTTGTTACTGCTGTGTTGCTGTTATTGCTGTTAATGACTGCTGTGGCATTATTACCATCAACTGAGTAAATTACAGTTGGTGCTGTAGCTGTGGTGCCACCTGGTAAATTTGTAGTTCCGCCTGTGGTAGTTTGTATACCTAGACTTAATGTATTACCTGAACCAATTTGGTCAATAGTAACCACTGTGCCCGAGCCGTATAACCGTGCTGGGGTTTGGTTGTTAGTACCAACTCCCTGTATTCCTCTTACAACGTTCCCTGCTCCATCTTGTGTTATAGAAATTGTAGAATTATCGCCTGCTTGATCGATATATATGCTGTTATCTGCGGCATATACACCTACACTCATCACAAGACTTAGCAATGTTGTTAATGTTTTTTTAGCTAACCCCTGTTTCATTTGTTCTTCCTCTGCCCTATTAGTTGGGCCTTATTAAAATCATATTGATCAGTAGCACATAATTCACTACTGGTTACTACTCTTATTGTCCTCTAAACTTCCGACCTAGAGAACTTTCGGCATTTAACATATTTAAGTACCGTTTAATGGTAATTATATGCCACTGTTAAAAAATTTACACCGTTAAAAAATTTACACCTACTGCTTGGTGTCGCTCAGTAAGTTTTTCCTAACCCAGCCTTTTCTTTCTGGATCTGTAGCTTTTACAAACAACCAATCGTTGTCTACAACATTTACCACTACTTCTTGGTTTAATCCCATCCACCATTGTTTAGTGCTTGTTTCTAGTGGGTCCTTGCGAAGGAACACACCTGCTACGTTAACGTACATTGTCTTACCAATTAACTCCGGTGGCGGACCGCGCACTACAGCGACAGGGTTATTAACGTTTTTACTAATTTCTTTTGGATCTGCTGTTGCTACAACCGCAACTTTCTTTTCTGGCTCTATTAATTCAACCTTGGGTGGTACAACTATATTAACTTTTGGCGGAATAACTGTGGCCGGGACTTCTGCTTTTTTATAATCCCATACCCCTTTGCGTTCACCTTCTTTAATAAGTTCAACAACTGCCGCCTCTACTGTTGCTTTTACAGCCAACGTTCCCGGCTCATTGATCGTTAATCCTGTTTCTGCTTCAAATGCTTGTGTGCCAGCATTTAAAAATTTTAACATGGCAAAACTGTCTGCTGTACTGTATACTATCTTTGTTACTGTTACTGCCGCTAATACTTTACCTGTGTTAACGCTAATGGCCCGTAAACTAACAGTCACGGTATCTTTGCTATATTGTGTTTGTGGTCCTACTCCTAAAAATCTGTAGGCAGCACCACCACTTTCACTTCCGCTATCATATCCAATTATACCACCTTCCATAATCAGTCCAGCAAATTGCAATGGCATTAAGGGCTTTGCATCTTTGCCTTCATATGCTTCACGCATTTGTCTTATGATTAACCGTTCTTTAGTCAATGCATCTACGTTTACACGTTCCACTACATCAAACCACATTCCCTTGCCTACATCTTGTAATGCTTTAATTAAAAATACTTCTGCACCCTGGGTAACTGCCATACTTAAACTAGCAATACCGGTGGTAGGTTTACGTTGTCCGGTTTTGTCAGCAAATACATATACTGCCACAGTAACTTTTTTACCATCAGGTGGCGGCAAAGCATCAAACTCTTTTTGGAGTTTTACTTCAGCTAACTGTGGTTTATACTCTACTCCCATCTTCTGGGTTATTGCACAACCTGCTGTTAGCAAAATTAAAAGTAAACACAATATCGTTTTCATTTAATTTCCAAATTGGAACTGCCCCAATGGTACCGTTATACTTGTTTGATTACCAACCGAGTCAGTTACTGTTAGATAAACATTACTACTATCCTTACTCCAAAGTATTGTATTTCCTTCAAAGTTTAACGTACCACTATTACTTCCGCCTGTAGCAAACATCGCTGTGGCCAAATTCTGTGATATCTGTGCATAGATACGCGATTCTAAGTTGTTCATAAACTTAGCAATATTGGTGTTATTCTTAGCATTTGCTTCGGCCTGCAATGCAGACAAAGCGTCCTTGGCAAGTTGTACCTTGCGAGTGAATTCTTGATTTTCAATTGTCAGCACGTGACTACTGTAGCCTGATCCATTGAATGACGGGCTTTTGAATGAATAGTCCCCAATTGGGGTTGCAAAAACGACAATAGGCGCTGAGGCGCCCAAGAGTGCTATTATTATTTTTTTCATACTCTGGCTCCTATTACTATTTAACAGAAAACCAGAATAAGTTATGTGACCGAGTTGATCCTATTGATTATTTCTTCGTAGAATGTGTCAACTTCCCCACCAAATTTCCCCATTAAGTGCTCAGATAACTCATTACACAAGGCATAATTTTTATCTTTGAACGCTTTAACAAAGCCATTGTGCAATTCTTTATTTGCATCTAATTGCATTATTTCCATGACAATTTTTTCTGCAGGTACTACACAGTATGCAGTTATAAATTTATCTTCTACTTCAAATGTTTCTAACTCTAATATAGTATGAGTATTTTTTATTTTCTCTACTACTTCTTGATCCCAAATAATTTGCATAATTTTATTTATAACTTGACTATGTTGTGCTTATGAAAAACTTGCTGCACACCTTTTGCTTGGCTCACACAATCTTCTAAGGCATTATGTAATCCAACTTTACCTTTGACCCTAGGATCTCCGTGTACCCCAAATAACGTACGGCTATCACGTATCTGCCAGAATTGCCACGGAGTAGGCCAACCGCACTGACGATAAATGTTTTCAAGTATCACCATATCAAATGCCGGGCCTTGGCACCATATATTTTTTGCTCCGACTAAAAAACGATTTAGATCTTTATACATGGTATCTAGACTGACCCGATCACTTTCGCCCAGGGCTTCCTCGCGCACATCTTCGGCTTGGTTCATCCACCATTGGAGAGTATCTTCCTGTACCTCTCGTCCCAATGCTAACTGTTCATCAACATCAATACGCATATACAAGCCAGGTCCCGGCTCAGCGTCGATGTCGAAAGGATTAAATTTAACTGCACCCAAAGTCAATATAACGCACTCCGGGCGTGTTCCCAATGTTTCAATATCTAGCATTATGTCCATAAAAACATTATACTACATTTTTATATTAAGGTCAATTTAAATGATATATACTTACATGAAAATTGGTATTATTGGTACCTTACTGTCTGGCTCCCATTTCCTAAAACAGTGGCTTGAGCGTGACTCAAATGTGCAAGTTATTAATGAAATGGATCGTGCCGATCTGATTATTTCCTTGAACAGCCGTCAGCCGTTCCAAAATTTAAATTATACTGTGCCACACACTATTCCCAGCCGACATAATGCCATGCTTGAATGGGACAGAGTTCAAACAAAAGAAATGTTTCTCAAGCTCGGAATCCCCACACCAAAATTCCAAGTATTTGAGTTGGAAGAATTACTCAAACAATTTAATCATTTTACACAACCATTTGTGGTTAAGTTCAATAGAGATAATAGATTTGGTCTACAGACAATCATTGTGACCGAAGATAATTGTAACTGGGCATATGAATACATTAAATCAAGTACATGGACCTGTGCTCAGTTATTTCCTGGAGAACAGCGTAATTTTTTAGTGGAAGAATATGTACCAGCCGATCGCGAATATTCCTATCACGCATTGTTTGGTGACCAAAACTGGCAGTACTTTGGATCGGCCCGTGATTATAAGCAAAGGTTAGATGGTGATCACGGAGATAATACACCAGGTATGGGTGCATATTGTGTTACTGATATTGATCATATCGTGCATGAATATGCCGACAAAATCTATCATCATTTAAAGAAGACAGATCCTTACATAGGCTTTATATTCCTGGGCATACTTGTTAGTCAAGGGGTTCCTTACATACTTGAAATTAACATTAGATCTGGTGATCCGGAAATACAAACCATTGTACCAACGATTGAAAATGATATTGTAGAATTGTTATACCTAACAGCCACAGGCAAAGAAATACCTAAGATTACGTGCAACACGTTACGACCTGTTGCTATTAGCTTATGGGGCAACGGTGTATTATCTAATGTACCAAGCGATATTGTTTATAGCCTCTGTCAAAAAAATGCACCGTATCACGGAACAGTAATGGCTGCAAAAGAAAATGTAGAGCAATCTTGCGATATACTCTACACTTGTTTATTGGGGTCTGGCTTCACTTACAGGACCGATATTGGATTACTACGTTAGTAGTTTTTGGGCGGCTACTACACGGCTACGCAATCCCGAACTAGAAAATGAATGATCACGACCGTTAAAGACTGCTGTAATATTGCGCTTAACACCTTCCGCTTTACCACTATATTCTTTGTCTTCGTATTCAACACCCAGCACACGTACATCAATTGGCAGGATCAGCAGTAAGTCAATTAGGTCCTGTTCTGTTTGATACACTACTACTTCATCAACATAACGACAAGCGGCCAGCTGTATCTGGCGTTCCACGATACTTTGCACCGGTTTGTTTTTAGTGTCTGGGCGATCTATAGTTGGGTCTGTTTGTAAGCCTGCAATCAAGTAATCGCAATGGTTTTTGGCTTCCGCAAGCATGGCAATATGGCCAGCATGTAATAGGTCAAAGGTGCTGAATGTTATGCCAATCTTCTTACCTTCGTCTTTGAGTTTTCTAACGTGGTTAAATATCATTTATCTTGTTCGATTTTTACTTGTAATGGGAATCCGTGATTACGTGCAAGTAAGGTAACTTCAATACCTTTTTGTTCTGCCATTTCATATGGCAATACTGCTACTACTGCGCTACCTTCTTCGTGGACCTTGGCTGTTAATGCTTCGGCGGCGCCTTCATCATAGTTGAAAATAGCCTTAAGGGTTTCTACAACAAATTCTTGAGTTGTTGTTTCATCATTGATATAAATCACACGATATTGTGGAGGCTCACTGATGTTCAACTTTGGTTCAATCCGTTGATTAACTACTGTAGTTGTTTTCGTTGTTGTCATAGTATCATTCATAATAAAAATAAAGGGAAGTTGTGTAACTCCCCTTTATTATACACATAAATTACTTATTTTGCAAACGTAATTTGTATCTTTTTAGGCTTCTCTTCATCCGGAACTAGTTGTTCCAATGCAATGCCAAGTATACCATTTTTAACAGTGGCACCACGAACTTCGATGTGCTCTGCCAGCGGGAAGGTACGAACAAAATTACGGGCACTAATGCCTTTATGTAAGTATTCCACTTCTGTTTCGCTTTTTACCTGTTCGCCTTTAACCGTTAATAGATTATCAGTTAATTCAACATCAATTTCGCTTTCGCTAAATCCAGCCACAGCAACTTCGATAACATAATGAGTGTCGTCTAGTTTAACTACGTTATGTGGGGGATAATTGCCGTCGGTTTTGCTGTTGGCAAAAGTGCGATGTAGCTGATCAAACATATTGTCAAAGCCAATTGTTTGACGATGAAGTTGGTTTACGAATGCAGGTACGTCGAGTGTATGAAGTTTTCCGATTGTGAATTGTGTCATTTGTTTTCTCCTTTATTAAGCAAGATGACTATAAAATGTAGCCCCACCTGGGCACTACAAATATATTTATACTACATATTGTCCATTAAAGCAATACATATTGGTAAAATCAATACATTTTTTTAGGGAGAGATTCGGATGCTAACTTTTTGCGCCAGCGATTCTTAGCAGAGGCTTTGGCCTTCTTACGACGGGTAGTTGGTTTTTCGTAAAACTCACGTTCTTTAAGTTCACGAAGTAATCCTGATTCCAATACCTTCTTTTTGAATTTACGTAATGCTTTTTCTATTGGTTCCCCATCACGTAATGTAACAGTATTTCCCGGAAACATTGGTTTTTCTTTTGAGTAATATGCCATAAAGTTATTTATTAAAGTAGTCTGCTGGGTTAGTAATATTTGCATCCAATGTTACATCAATCTTTGATTTAATACCCTCAAGCCAATCGGGCTGATTCATTTCAGCATTATAAAAGTAAACATTGTATGCCTTGCCCTTGTCTTTACACGTATCAGCACATTCTTTAATTTGCTCTTCGGTTGCGTTTAAAATCAATATTGATTGAATATAATCCGGCGGTGTTATAAAATTGCTATGCATTTTTTCCTATATATTGTGCTATTTGTTCACGCTCAACTGCTGTTAAAGTTTCGGCATCATATTTGCCTTGCTCTATTTGCTCTATCAAATACTTAATATACTGTTCTTCATAAGCATACACATCAGTTTGATTTTTGTCAACCTCTATCCATTTATTGCCATTATATTTAAATAATCGATTTGGAAGGAAGTCTGTACGTAAATAAACATCTCCCTTTTCAGGATTGTCGGGGTATTGGTTTCCAAAGTCACTATTGCTGGCCTTACCAAGCGATGGTGTATTATCAGCCTGCACCGGTTGGCTGTACATTACCCCTCTATTACGACCGGGCGATGCTTCAGCCGCACGTAGATTTGGTGCGTCAAATACTGGACCAGTTTGTACCCATTCATCCGATCCCGGAGTCCGGATACCTTCAAATTGTGGTTCAGCCGCAACAGGTGGTTCTTGTATTTCGTCAACAATTGGTTTTTTGCCAACATTAGAATCCAGTTCTTGTATAGTAGGTTCTGTGCTAATTATACTTTCATTAATTGGTGGATTATTTTCTGCATACTTTTCCACTGTAATGGCTTCATCAACAATTGGTTTATTTAGGGCATCTATTTCTGCTTGTGTAAACGGACGTGTGGTTACTCCAGGAATATCCTCGGCAGAAATATCCATTGCCGCTTCATCGTCGGTTATTTTTGTACCAGGAGTTACACCAACAATGGTTCCATCCTTGTCGTGTACCCAACCGCCTTCAGCACGTCGCCATGCAAAGGTCATTTGTGCGGCTAATAGCATGATAACTGCCAGCGGGTCAAATACAACAACAATGGTGATAATAATCCAAGTTACTGCTTTTTCCAACATACCTGCATCTGGGGTAACACCGTATAAGAATGCCGCTATGTATTTAATTGGGCCAACTTCGGCTTCTACCTTACGTACTTCAGCACGTATGGGTGCGGCTTCATCATTTAGTGTGGCAATGATACGTTGGTTAGCTTCTATGTCTTTGGCAATAGCGGCACGATCACGCTTTTGACCGTTACGGATGGCGACTGCTTTGTCTGCACCTTTTTCATCAGTTGACCTACCCATAACTTGGTCCACAGCTTCATCCATTTGTTTAAGCGCCTTGCGGTTAGCTTCAATGTTGTCGCGGGCTGTTCGTATCTTTTCATCATATATTGCTATTTTACTTTGTACATCACCCGACACTAGGTTTTGGTCGTTGTGTGCTTTGCTTAGGAATCCAAAAATACCCATACTTGTAATCAGCATCAACAGCACAACGGCTGTGACCATATAGGTTTTCATTAACCTTGGTACTTGTGTCCAATACTGTTTGATCCAGGTAGCGCAAACTAATTTGGCCACTTCAAGGCTTACACCCATAATCATAATTGGGACTGCCGCCGCACTGAAGATTGCTGTGAGGCCTACTACGCTATAGTAGATAGCAACAGAGGATATGGTTAATCCAGTTAAGAGCAATAGCCAGGCAAGTATCATAGTTAGTATTTATTGAGTTTTAGCTCAATAAGTTTACTATAATAAATGTACGTCGTCAAGCAGTTTGGTTAATATAACGTGTTGGGTATTTAAGTTTTGATTAGGTAGGAATATATGTGTCGGAACTGGTTACTGTACCAGATTTAAGTACGGTACCACATGGAACAATACTGACTTCGCCAACACCAGTTGAGCTGGCAATAAAAGCAAGTTTGTTATTGGTGCCTTCCATGTTAATATATCTAACAACGCCTGCTGGTATTAATTCACAATTACCCGTGTATGCGGTTGGGTTTACGCCAACCGAATAATGTAAAGTTATATTGGCCAAAACCCGGGCCCGTGTGCTAGGAATTACAGCACTCTGAATACTATTGTAATTAAGTATGTTTACGATATTTGCGTTAAAAGACATTGTTAAATTCCTCAGATATTAGTGTTATTTATCAGATAGCAAAGCTAAAACGTTTGCTTCCAGGTAGTTGAATTTACCTTGGTCCAAACGGCTTTTACATTACTCCACGTTGTTGATCCAGTTTTTACCCGTACGTTAGATACATAGGACCACGTATTTGCCGCAGTTTTAATTTTAGTGCCACCTGATGTTATCATTGGGTATAGCACGGTTCCAATTGGGGCTCCCATACCAACTACTGGATCCCACCCAATGTTTGCCGCATATCCAGCGGGTAACGGATCAGCATTGGTACCTGTTGTTAAATCAGAATAAGCATTAATGTTGGAATACAATATTGGGTGTATACCATTGATAACAGGCCGCCGGCCGCCATTCATTGACATGTACCTAGCAAACATACCTGCTATGATTGGTGCAGATGCGCTGGTTCCGGAAACGCTGGCAATAGTACCATTGTACCATAGTGGATATGTCTGATACGGTGCTGATACGTCCGGTACACCTCTCCCAGTTAAAGCGGTAGATGGTCCATATGACGAATTAGATGTAAAATATTTTTGATATGTTAGTCCTGTTTGCCAACTTGGCACAGAAAATACCGTGCTTATGCCTCCGCCCGATAAACTAGAGACCGACTCTGTAACTCTAGAATATGATGAAGTATTATATGTTAATACTGTGCCACCAACAGCCACAACATTTGGACTGGCAGCTGGATATCCAACCGAAAGGACCCTTGGCGTACTTCCGCTTGATGATCCATAATCACCACTAGCAACACAAACAGTGATACCTTGTGTGGCTGCATTGGCAAAGGCTGTTTCTAAAAAAGTTCCATACGTATTATAATATTCATCAAGACCCCAACTTACACTGATAATATCACAATTTTCATTTATTGCGCGGTTGATTACGTTAGCAAAACCCATTACAGAATTCTGTCCAGTGTATAAAACAATATTTGCACTGGGAGCCATGCCGGCCACACAATATAAATCTAACGTATTTTCTAAACTGGCGTTACTGTCGCTTATGCTGAACACGTTGCCGGCGCCATCTACCAAAACGCTTGTGATAGACCGAGCAAGTGTCACGCTTAAATTACCCAGTGATTTTTGTAAGTCGCTCGGTTGCCACCCTCCGCCTAGACTAATGATACCAACTTTTACATTGGATGCTGTGTTGCTGGGAATATTATAAGCAGTTGAAATAATAGTGGGAGTAACATTGGTCCCATTTATATAATCTAAGATACTGGCAGCTGGATTAGCTGATAGTGTGCTATACGAAGTAATACTGGTATTGGCTATCATATATTAAAACGTCTGATACCAAATATCACCAACGTTACCTTGTGTGGTCAATGGCGCATAACTATTAACAAAAACATTACGTGTCACATTAGATGTCATCGCGATGTTACCATTGGATATAACGTTACCTGCTGTAATGTTACCACTCCATGTATCCAGTGCTGGTGATATTCGTAAGAGCGCAGAAGACCATACATTAGCAACACGGGTTAAATCAAGACGATCTAATTGCTGAAAATTTGCAACACCCATTGGTGGTGTGCTGCCCCCTGGGAATCTTGTAGTTATTGCATTACCGTTAACTTGAATTCCAGTAATATGGTACGGAGTGGCACCTTGATTAGTTATTATAGAAATTGATGTGCTTGTATTACCTGTGATTGTAGTACTTCCTACTCCGCCGGCATTACCTTGGAGGCCAATGTTAGCAAAGTTAATAACAACATTACTGGCTAAATTTCCAATAAAGAAAACTCCTGATGTTAGTGTATCTAACGTGATTACCGACGTATTGGCATTTACATTCGACTCTATCCCTTGATAAAATGCACCAACCACCGTAAGATTGGCAGCGGTGCTGTTAATAACAGTAACGTTACCTCCACCAACGTACGGTACTCCGTTTGCATACAAGAAGTTTGATGCATATATGTTGGTTGCTGTAATGTTGGCTGTGGTTGTAATGCTGGTTGTTAAGTTTTGTAAATTAGCAATCACATTGGCGTTAGAATATGTTCCGCCGATGCCTGTTAAAATACTTACACCGTTTGCATAACGATATGAATTAGATGCTATGTTGGCTGCACTAATATTACCTGAGTATGTTGGTAGATATGTTGGTAGATATGTTGCTACATTGGTATTAGCATACACCTGTGTTTGTAATGTTGATATGGCCACGTTTGATGCTGTAATATTTGCACGTAATGAATTTATTGCTGTATCCTGTGTAACAGCATTTGCTGTCCATGCAACACTCACAGCTGATATATTTGAAACAACATTGGATACTGTTGATGTTAACGTGGCAATTTGTGTACTAATTTCTATATTGGCTGCTGTGATGTTTGCACGTAAACGACCAATTTCTACATTGGCCGCTGTAATGTTTGCGTTTACACCAGTAGTAGTTAAGTAGGTTGCAACATTTGAATTGCTGTAGGTACCAGTTTGAGGATTTGACGCCAAGTATGCTGCAACCTGTGTATTTCCATAACCACTTGCTGAAATAATTTGAGCATCAACATATGATTTCATTGCAGTATTGGCTGTGATAGTTGTTGCACTTGCCAAAGTATTTGCAGCAGATATAGCAACATTAACTGCTAAAATATTTGCTGTAAGTTGCGTAGCAGTAACCAGACTGTTGCCTGTAACAATGCCGGCAACGTTGGCGTTAAGTAAATTAATTTGTGTTTGTTGTGTACCAGCATTTGCTTCTAAATTAGAAACGTTCCCTGTCAGTACAACAATATTAGCGGCATGCACAGTTGTTGTATATAACAACGAAGAAATATTCGATGAATTATATCCAACTGTTGTAGTCAATGTACTAATATTTCCCGACTGTACTGCGGCGTTGGATGTTAATGTTGCTAACGCACCTGCTTGAGTTGCGGCGTTGGCAGTCCACGCAACTGTTATTGCTGAGATGGCCGCATTGGCCGCGGTAACATTGGCATTAACAGAATTAATGCTGGATGCTTGTGTCCCAGCATTGGCAAACAATGTTGTAATATTTGTTGTTGCTGTGCCAAGGTTAGCATCATGTGTTGCTATACGTGCATTGGCCGCAGTGACATTGGCCGCAACTTCCGGGATACTAACTGTAGACAATGATGCAATGGCTATATTGGCCGCTGTGATGTTTGCCCGAAGAGCATTTACGTTTGTTGTTAAAGTTGTTGCGCCACTATTCAATACTTCAATAGCTGCAGATTGTACGCCAGCATTTGCTGTTAGCGTAGAAATATTTGTTGTTGCTGTACCAAGGTTAGCATCATGTGTTGCTATACGTGCATTGGCTGCTGTGATGTTATTATTAATTGTGCTGATGCTAGATGCTTGTGTTCCAGCATTGGCAAACAATGTTGTGATGTTTGTTGTTGCCGTACCAAGGTTAGCAGATTGCGTATCTTGTGTATATTGTAGGGCTGTAATATTTGTTGTTGCTGTACCAAGATTAGCATCATGTGTTGCTATACGTAGGTTTGCGGCTGTAAGATTTGCTTGAAATCCAGTCAAGGGCGCCAGTACAGCACTAGTGGTAATTGATGTGGCCGCGGCATTGGCAATATTTCCCGCTAGGTTAGCAGAGATCCAATTAAATACATTTCCTGAGAATTGAGCATAGGTAGTAGTAACAAATGTGTTTGCTGCGTTGGCTGAGGTATTAACATAACCGATACTGGCTGCGCCAAGGATATCATTTACCCCAAGAATCACATTTCCAGTTCTACCAGCAACCGTTGAAACAGCACCGGAAACTGTAATATTAGCTTGCCCGGACGCAATGTTGGCAAAATTCTGATTTATTTTTTGGAATGCAATCCGTAATGGATCACCAGACTGGTCCCCTGCTGTTGTACCAAGTTGAACGTTTGCAAAACTCATATTATTTTACCCTATTATAAGGTATTTATGGCAAAATAAAAAAGCAAGCAAGCAGGCCCAATGACTATGTTACAGTATATTCGTAATTAATGCTGGATTCGTTTTCCCGCATAATATGGGCTCCATTCTTTAGATGGAATTTACGGGCCATTTCGGTTTTTGGGCTTAATGTAACAAATTTAGTGACACTGGGATATTCTAACCGTATTTGGTTAACAATGGCCAATAGCAATTCTACACCGGCTCCTGGAAAATAACTCCATATGGTATAAAATATCGCTGTTGTTGGATTGTCGGTTTCTAACTCAAGATCTGCTACTGCCGCCGGGACAAAATCATGAAGGCTAACACAAATCATTGCCCTTGGATTTTCATCTGTGATCAAAGCCGCAACAAATCTATTATTGCTCACTCTGAACTCACGTGGGATTTCTGGACGCACAGGGTCGTCTTTAAGATATTCGAGTAGTGGATTTGCGATGTCTTTGATAATTGATAACATAATACTAGTATATATCTATTTTTAAAAATATCAGGTGTCTTTGTGACTTTTATGCGATCCACCCCTGGCCAGAGACTTCGTGGTACCAAGTATAAAAAGGCGATGGTATTTCTAACTGCCATCTACCAAGTGTATCAATGTAATTTGTGGGAGTTGATGCTAGATGTTTATAGCGTGGTAATATTTCAAAATTATTTATAGTGAATAATTCTACTTCAATGCCACTGCTACCTTCAGTAAATTCCACAAGATCAATAGTTAGTAGTAGAGGAGAAAATAAATCAAATTGAAGTATAGTATGATTTTCTTTTATTAGCCAATCGTTTAACTTAATAACTCTAACAGTATGCCCGTGAGTACGTACCTGCAACTCTACTGTAAGTTGGCCATCTAATCTAGTATCCGTAATGTCTAAGAAATTCTGTGTAGTTTGGGGCATGATCTAATATTGAATTATTTCTAAGGGACTCAAAGCTCTTTAAAAATATCACTAATTGTTGTCTAAGTATATCTACGTTTTTTGGTATGGCATAGGTAGTAAGGAATTGCTGATAGTCAATGACCACATTACCAATCACGTCTGCTATTGCATCTGCTTTGCGTATATTATTGTCACTTGTTTTAGTAAGTTTGTATTTTACAATCAATTGGTCCAATTTGTCTATAGTTTGTTGGCGAATACTTTCCGGTAAAAGTTCGATTCGCAAACACTCGGGCTTGAACAGAATGTTACAGCTCTCGGCAATAACGTTCTTTTCAATCATGTATTCAAACAATTGGTCTATTTCCGATATAGTAAAAATATTTGGGGTTATGCGTAGGGACACGTAAAGTCCTGTTGAACTACGCAATGCTAAAAATTTATCTATGTTGCTTAGTATTGGATCAATCTTGCCTGGATAACGTACATAGTCATTTAGACTTGAAACTGCTTCTATACTGATACCCAAATGGAATTCTTTAAACTGGGAAATTAAATTGTCTATACGATTATTGTGTATGGTGCCGTTTGTAGTGGTCCCTATAATAATATTCTTAGATATACCCGAGGCAACAAGACGATCGCAAATAGTGTAGAATGCTTCATCGTAAAGGGTTTCACCACCAAGGAAATGTATATATTTGAGATTGGGTATTGCAATTAACTCTGCAATAAAGCGTTCAAGAGTATCTGGATTTTGCGTCCACGATGTATACTTAGATGGGTTTTCAAATAGTGTAGAATTGATTTTATGCAATTTTATATAGTCTGTATGCAACCGACTACTGGATACTGGGTCACACATTATACAGGCGCTGTTACATACGTTACCGAGATCTATTTGCAAGTCAACAGGATGGTAATCTCCATGACCTAAATTTTGATAGCTGTGAAGGAATCGTTGGTAGTGCGGACTACTACGCATAGTTCGATCAAAATCGTCAACTTGAACACCGCTCTTAAGTAGCTGTCTAGTACGACCGCTTAACTTCCCAAACTCATCTTCGTAATAGCAACTGGCACAACCAGGCGCACTTTGGCCATTAAGCAATGCTGATCGCAATTGCCGCATACGATCGCTATTATAAAACTCCAACATAGATGTTTTTTCTATGTTTATGGGGCGGGGCTTTTCATCCTTGTACCAACGGCATTCGCTGAAATCACCATTATATGTTAGACGTATATGATACCACGGGCTGGAGCAAAATGACTTTGATAGCATTATCCAAGTTTCATTTCGTCAAGTGGGTGTACTTCTCCAGCATGACGGTTGAGTGCAGTATAATATTCATCGTCTTCTACGGCTGTAATGGCGCAAGAGTTCATTGTTTGTTGAAACTCTTTTTGTGGGTTTTTATACTTGACGATAGTGCAAGCGGTATCATCGCCTGCTTTCTTGCGGTCAAGCTTCGACAGTAGTGTCAGCAAATTACGTCGGGTCAGATAAAGTTTACTCATGTTATCAATACCTCTTTTTGGTTAAGTCTATCGCTATACATCTTGTTCCCACGATCACGGATCAAGTCTGCCATCGCCTGTGGGTTGTCTTTAAACATATCTCGCACATCATCTTCGGTAATGCTTCCATCTATGGTAACTGTATAAATCTCGTAATGCCGTTGGGAATTGGCCCGTGCTCGCAAATTTTCGTTTTTAAGCAAACTCCACACTTGCTCTTTTTCCATTGCTGTTACGTTGATGCACGATTCAAGTCCCAATTGGTCCCACGACAGTAAGAAAAGGTTATTCATTATCGATCTCCGTGCTTCAACAAGTATTTGTTGGAGATTGTTTTAAACGATTTTTGCTGTTCATTACACTTGAATACTAAGCCCTCACGATCAGTTTGCGGGTTCAATTTGGATTTGCCTTCAGCGAACTTCAGCAAACTATCTATGGTGGCCATACCCAACGTATCGTATAAATGAGCACCAAATGCAATCACCGGCACATGTAGCAGTTCATGGAACTCACAAAAATCTCTACGCTGGGTTGGAGTCATGTAACTGCCCTTGTCAATGTCATAAATGTCAAACACGTAGAAACTCTGACCTTTGATCTTGTAGGGATTGCCCTGGATACCTTCACCAATCAGTTCACCTTGAATGGCCAAATTACGTTGACTATCCTGCAGAGCAGTTATAATCTGATCACGGTGTGCCACTTGCCACAGGGTGTTACCTTCGGTATCATATAGATTTAGATTGCGACTACACACTCCCTGATCTTGTTCGTTGACATATACAGTCATACTGGAACCATCCAACTTCTCAGTCACTTCCCAAGTTGGCATTATAGGAAAGCCAGGGCTGACCCATTCAGCAAATTCTGTGGTTAGATTTTGGATACGTTCCTGATCCGTTTTAGGGATAAAGCTGGGGAAGCCACCACGTGCCTTGCCGGCTAAACATGCGGGCACAGGTGCTTCGTATTTAACGATGTTGAGAAGATCGGATACATCCATACCTTCATGAATTTCTCCCACCTTATCCAAGGCAACGAATCGATCAAGAAGCAGGCCCTGACTCAACTGCCCACGCAGTTTAACACTACGCAGACGTTCACCACGAACACCGTTGTATTCGCGTGGCTCTTTACCCTTTGATAGGAACGGTGCCAGTTCAGTGGGAATCCAACTATCAATTTCACAGTAGACGGCGTGATCGCCTGCCTTGAAGTCACCTTTTTTAATCACTACAGTCCACCCACCTACTACTGCACACTCGATGGCATCGGCGTCAGGGATAGGACGGATCGAATCAATCTTACGAATGGTTGCTAATTTTCTCATTAGATTGTGGCACCGTTAAATACTTCTGGAAGGTGGCGCAGGGTGTTAACTCCAACAATTGCAAGACTGCCATTATCCAGCACCACTACTGCGTCAGGACCCCATTTGGTGCCTTGTTCCAGCGAGCGAACCAGCACCACCCTAGTGGTTGTAGTGGAGTTACCGCGTCCATCATCCCAGGTGTCTTGCAATGCCAGCTGACCTGCAACAAATTCTTTAACAGGTGCCACCACTGTTTTCGTTTTCTTGCTTGCCGCTTTAACTGTTTTGGTCATTTTCATCTCCTTTATTTGATTATTTTACCACGTGGCCAGCGCAAGCCGGAGGTCATTTATGCTTCCGAGATAGTCCGAATCGATCACCTTCTTGTTCTCTGTGATGCGATATCGATTGCGACTATTTTTCACACACTTAAGGACTCGCTCACCAAATGCCACTGTCACAGTTTTGCCAACCTTGCTAACCACCACCTGACTACGCAAGTCCTGCTCGGCATTTTTCAGTGCGCTCTCTGCCATTACCAAATCGTGAGCTTTAAGAGCCACTTCTATTTGCAATTTCTTATACTGTTCGATGTTCATTTATTTCTCCGTTTCGCTAGTGTAAGTGTATATTATACAGTAAATGGATTTATTGGACAACCAAAATATAGGCTACGTAAGTCGTTGATTTTACTTGTTATTTTGTGTGTTCATTCTTCCGCAGCCTGTAAAATTTGAGCATAGTAAGTCATCAAGTTATCTGCAGACGCATCAAACGCCTGTTCGCTAGTGTAACACACTTCGTCAATGCCTGCCACTGCTGTTGCATAGTCTCTTAGTGTGTCTACAGTATCCTGGGCCATGGTACGGGCACCCTGAATAAATGCTGCTTCTAGCCATTTTGTCATTACTACACAATCTTCCGAATATAATCGTTGTATATCTAAGTCCTCATAGAATCGTTCGCTACGCAAGCCAAATCCTTCTTGTTGGTGGAAGTATTGCTGGAACTTTTCTTTAAGATCAATATTCTTCATTCGTCAACTCCAAAATGTTCTTTCAATTCATCACCTAAGTCTTGTAGCAACCTAGTGTGAATATCGTAGATATCTTCCCACTTGGCTGAATGTCCAGGAACCAAATCATAGGTTGTAATCTTTTCAATACATTCTCGCACAATCAACTCGGCGAACTTTTCGCTAAACTGTGTCCATTTGTCAAACTCTTTATGCCACTCAGGGTTGCCGGTAAACGTTGCAGAGACTGGTCCAGTATATGTTTCATTCACATAGTTACCAGCCTGCACAGCAAGTTCTTCAATTCGTTCGTTCATTATTCGCTTTCCTTTTTCAATAACTTAAAACAAAAATAATCTTGGCATTCGCTACCTGGGTGTTCTGCTCGCTTGTGTAAGCGACAAAATCCATTATTAGTATAGCGGCCTTCTGTATCGCCATTAAAATTATAATAGGCACAATGGTCACAGCATATACCACGTGGGTCACAGTCTGGGCAAAGGTTCATTCTTCAACTCCGAAATGTTTCTTAATGGTTTTAACTGTGTCCTTGTCATGTGCTTTCATTACACGAACTCGTTCTTCAGCAAATGGCTCAAGCGGGTTTAGAACCATATAACGCCGATCCACAAACAAGTCAGCACATTCCTGCACAATCAACTGGGCGAACTCTTTAATATCAAAATATTCTTCCCTATCGGCTTTAGTATCCCAACTAGGGTTATAACCAGCTTGTTTGGCTAATTTTGCAATTTGTTTATTCATAAATCCTCAAAATTTTGTTTATCTAAGTCCAAATCTATTCTGTATAGTGATATACCCATAGTGCAAACCACCGCGCCCTGCCGCTAATTTTTCAGGATAGGCACTACCAAAGTCTGAATAGGTACTGTGAACAGCATCTAAACATTCAGCAATAATCAACTGGGCGAACTTTTCCATTGGTGGTGCAATATCATTTTCTGATGGTGTAATGATGCCAGCTTGTAGAGCAAATTGTTTAATCTTCTCGTTCATTATTTCTCCTTGGGAATTTGGTTATAGGGCATATTGTGTTTGAAACTTTCTTCCATTATATGTGCCAAGTCATCTTCAAATTTCGTATATCCAGGACTGGCCTTTAGTCGTTGCCAGAATGGACTGTTGGGATCATCACTGAACACTTCCTTGATACTGGTCTTATATGCTTTCATTATTCTACTCCGAAATGTT